CGTCTAGGAATCCTAATCTATCCCATTTGTTAATTGTATCTTCTTTGATAACTTTCAAGTGCTTAAGACCGATGTTACCAACAAGACCTGATTCTAATAATGCTCCCATTTTTAATTTTTTTAATTAGAGTTTATTTTTTTATTATTTTGTATATAAATATACAGTTTTTTAAAAAAGTTTATTTTTTAGTTTATTTTTGTCATTAAATCCTTAATTCTCATAAATTGTGGATTTTCATAAGTTTTACTTTCAATCAAATTTGTTGCTGATCCTGATTGTGGAGTTTTAGTTACTTTTCTCTGAATTGATTCAGTAACCACAGGTTGAGTACCTTTTCCGTCAAGTTCTCTTTTGATTGATTGGTAAAGATTTTTAGATTCTTTTAATGATTCAACTGAGTCAAATCTTCTAAGAATATTAATCTTTTCTTGTTTTGTTGTTGAGTGTTCTGTAAACAAACGTGTAGAATACGCTAAGTTAGAATTAAATACCGCAACTTCATTAAGTTTTGTTCTAAAGAAATCTAACGCTTTTTTGTATTCTTCATTTTTTTCTCTCAACAAGTTTAACTCTCCGTTTACTGATTCTACTCTAAGGTGTCTAGGTGCGGTTCTTGGTTTAGGTAAACCTTTTCTACCCCAATATTTACCATTACCTAAAGTTCTTGAGGCTTCAGTAGTTTCCGGTTGTTCTTTAGTATCAATTAATTCTTCGTTTGTTTCGTCTTCCCACTCATTGAATTCTTCTTCTTCAAATTCATTTTCAGTTACTCCGTGTTTGATTTTAGGATATTTGAATTTAGGACCTTTACCTGTTAAACCTTTACCTCCACTTTTTCTATCTTCTTTGAAACCTTTATCGTTAACTGACATTTTTGAGAAACCATTACCTGGTTTACCCATTCCAAGTCCTTTAGCTTTAAAAGATTCCAAAACAGACTCAAGAGCTTCTTGATCTATCTCGTAAACGTTTTCCTCCATACCGTACTCTTCCATAGGAAAATCTTGTTCTTCCATAGGAAAATCTTGTTCTTCCATAGGAAAATCTTGTTCTTCCATACCATACTCTTCCATAGGAAAATCTTGTTCTTCCATACCGTACTCTTCCATAGGAAAATCTTGTTCTTCCATACCGTACTCTTCTTCTAATTCATCAAAATAAGAATCACTGTAGTCTTCACCCTCATCACCATACTCATCGTACCCGAAACCGGTTTCTTCTTGCTCATTAAATTCAGATCCATAATTTTCATATTGATTTGGTCTGACTGATCTAATTGCATCTATCATTGAATTTTCCATCATATTTTGTGGATTTTCGGTGTCACCATCCATTTGTATTAGATATTCTGTTTCATTTTTTGGGTCAGATAAATGGATACCTTTTTCGTCTTTTTTAACAATAATACCATCTTCGTCACCCATTAATTTAAAAACTTTGATTACGTCACCAATTGATGATTGCGTCATATCTAATGGTGGTAATTCACCGCCTAGATTATCTCCCATTTCAGGTTCTACAGGTAATTCTTCACCATCATCAACAACTTCCGTTTCGTCATCAACAACAACTTCCTCACCTTCCATACCATCAACAGGTTCTTCTACGTCTACTTCTTCGTCTTCTACACCAACTTCTTGGCCTTGTTCTTCTTGTTCACGTAGACTTCTTTTTTTTGAACCTCCAAGAGATTCCCTTACTAATTCACTGATTTCTTCCTTCATAGTAGAAGCAAGTATTCCTTTTGCATTTTCACTGATAGCATTTTCAACCGCCTTAATTTGTAATAAAGCGTCTTCTACTACCGATTTTTCATTCATACTCATTTTTTAAACAATATGTTATGCGTTTATTTTTTAAATAAATATGTAGATGTTTGAAAAAAACTTATTTTTTTGTGTTATAATGAAAAAACTAAAAAATAAAAAAGGGAGACACTTAACGTACCTCCCTTAAAATTTTAAATAAAAAATTATTAATTATTCAATAACCTCATCAATTTTACTTTCAACAATAGCAGTAATTCTCCAATCCATAGTGTATGTTTCATACGCCTTTGTGACTTTTGCCTCTACGTCTGTTGGTGAAAAAGCCTTAACTAATTTTTCTTCTTTAATTTTTTTAACTTTCCCTGTGTTCTCGTCTACCATGTCTGTGGTAACTCTTGCAACAAAATACTTTTCATCCATAACTTAATTTTTATTTATCCAAATAATCGGATAATCTTTTCATTAAGTCAACAGATTTACTCAAAGGATTTGATTCTATTTCTTGATGCTCTGTTAAATTTTCTTCGTATTTAGGTCTATCTTCTTTATTAAGGTAAAGATATGCACCAGGTGTTGATGGTGAAGAAACCAAATCAAAACAAATTAATTCAAAATCATCCTGCACTTCATTTTGTTCTCCTTTTTTTACTAAAGATCCTACACCACGAGAAGAAACACCCATAGTCACACCTTGTCTCATCATGTTTGCCGCAATGTCACCTTTTGATGAAACAATCCCTCTTTCATGAAATCCTGGTGTTGTCAATAATTTAATTTTACCCATCAATACGTTATCTTCCCACCACACATCAGTAATAAGGTGAGCAACTCTATCTAAATCAATCAGAGAAGATTCTGGGTGATTAAGTTCAGAAATAGACATCCCTCTATTGATCATCTCTTTATACTTTTCAGTTTCTCTTTTTAATATTTTTTCAGGATAAATTCTACCATTTCTATTTGGTACTCCATATTTTTGTAAAGTAGCGTAAAAAACAAATGGTTTTGAGTGGTCTAGTTGGCCATACGATTCTTTTAAAACTTGACTGTTTCTATACTCATTTGGGTTAATGATTCCAGCATCCCACTCAACAAGTATTCCTTTACCCGTATCTTTAGGTCCTAATATTTTCATAATCTTTTTTATGATAAATATTATATACTTACAGTTTGTTTCGTTTTAGTCATACTTAATGTAAAATACTTTGAATTTTTTAGGTCGTCTTTATAAACAGAAGTTAAAATATTTTTTATTTTATTTTTTAATAATATTGATTTGAAATCTAAATTTTCTTTATGAACGAATAATGTTATTTCTAAATTGAGGAAACTTTTTTTATTTTTTTGTATCCCACTAGTTCTTAAATCTAAGTCCACAATAAATTTTTTTTCAAATATTGTTCTATCAATCACTTCTAAAAGTGTATGTAAAATATTTCTTTTTAAATCTCCTGTTAATTTTGACCAATTTTCGTAGTCATCGTTTGGTTCAATCCAAGTTTGTAATATTATATAAATTGATTTTAAATTTTTTGAATCTACCGTACCATACTGACATTTTGCATCACCAAAAATATTGAGTTTTGATGTTTTTCCTTTTTTCATTTTTCATATCTTGAAAGTTTATTGTTTTAACAATTATAGTAAAACTTTTAGTTCTTGTCAAAATTTAATTTTTTTGTTACTATTTATAGTGTAAACCAAAAAAATATGATTATAGTACCTGTTAAAAATTCATCTTCTTTAGAACAAGCATTAAAAACTTATAAGTTTAAAATTTATAAAACAAAACAAATACAAAAATTACAAGAAAGGCAGGAATATAAAAAACCCTCCGTAAAACGAAGGGCTCAAATTAAAAAGGCTCAATACAAACAGAAGAATCAAACAACTTCTTGAGTTTCTTCCTCTTTTTTCTCTTCAGATTTTTTTCCAAAAATCTTTTCTGTAGATGTAAGACCTAGACAACCGAACGCTAACATTGCAACCGCATTCACTAATGTGTCTGACGGTTTAATGTCACCATGAGTATAACTATTAACATATAAAGTTATACAAAGAGAAACACCACACAAGATTCCTATAAATCTTTTTGATGAAGGGTTTCCCTTGCTGTCCGTAAACAATCTTCCAATCCCACTAAAAATTTTTTTCATAGTCCCAAACTTAGTTTTTTTAGTTTATAATAATCATAATGGCTAACTTTAGAATCCATTACTTTATTGATTGTTTTATTTATTGATTCCTTCAAATCAATTTCTTTTGATTCATTTAATGATGACCTCAATTTTTTTACCACGTCATTTTTAAGATTTTTCATTTCCACAACTAAATCATCATAACTTAAAGAAACAATACTTTCTAATTCTTTTTGTTCAGATATTGGTAATGTTGAAATTTCTTTTTTCAAAGACTCATTAGCGATTTTTACCATAGTAGAAATAGGCATATTATAATTTTCTGAAATTTCTTTTCTGCTTGGTTCTTTTATTAATAAGTTTTTGATATTTTTTTTAGATTCTAATATTGATTCTAAATTTTTTATTCCTTTAGTGTAAATTACATTATCTATATCAGAATAGTTATTTTTATTTGTTTTGTTCCAAGAAGTAATCCAATTATTTAATCTTCTAATATCTGAAGTTTGATTTTCAATTAAAATTTGAGAATACTCAATTGATTCGTTAATATAATCATTTGCTAAATCAATGTCTAAACCTTTGTTAGATGATAGATCGTCATATATAAAATATAGTTCTGCCAGATCTTTATTCTCTAAAACTATAGTATTAAATTCTTTTATGAATTTTTTAAAACTTGGTTTTTTTGCAATCCCTATAGCTGTATTTTCTATATTTGTTTTAATGTTACCGAATGTATTCATATTATTTTTTAATATAAATATTACTTATCAATCAAATTTTTTAATTTTTGATCAATTTCCACTAAAGAATTTCTACCTTTTGATAAATCTAAATTATTTGATTCGTTAAATAACGTCTCTTCCAAAATTAAATCTAAGTCATTTCTTACAAATCTTTCGGGAGTGACGCCTCCTCCTTCCGCACCGCCTGATGGTGGTGGTGGCGGAGGTGCTCCTCCACCCATGTCTCCTCCTGCCGGTGGTGCTCCACCTGCCGCGGCATCACCTCCAGCTGCTCCAGCTGCTTCACCTTCTTTTTTACCGTATAATTTATCAATATTATCAAATAAACCTGTTTTAGTGATAACTTCTGCAGTTTTTTCTAATTCAGCATAAACCGCACGTTCAACTCTTTGTTGTTGGATGTCCAATCTAATTTCTTCATCGGAAAATCCTAATATGTGTTTTTTAGCCCAAGAAGCAGAAACAGGTGCTAATGATTTTGCAATCTCAGCAGTTGCGTCTTTATATAATGTAATTTTTTCTTTCCAAATTTCTAAAGATAATAGTTCTCCTTGTTTAGACGGATTATTCAATGATAAAGTAAAGTTCGTTAATTCGTCTTCAAACCCTAATAAAAATAAATGAATAATTGCTATTTTATTTAATTCTGCAATCATAGATTTTTGAATTCTATTAATTGTTCTAGCAAATCTTATGTCTAATAATGATAAGTTTTTACCATCACCAACAGCTTCTTCAAAACCTAAATAAGCCTTTGGTATTCTAAGTGCAGTAACAAGTTTCTTTTGAATATATTCAATATCTGCAATTTCAGCTAAGTTTGATGCTCCCGCCAATGTTGTTACGGGTTCAGGTGCCGAAGCGTCACGTACAGGGATAAAGAAGTCTTGATCAACCGCCATTTGATTGTATCTCATATCAACGTTACCTGTTTTTGAATCTACAATTTGATCTCTTTTGAATTTATTTGCCACTTTTTGTACATATGCATCAACATCTTTATCGTCCATGTTACCAACAAACACTTTAAATACTCTTCTTTCGGGTGCTCTTGATACACGATAAATTAACATAGCGTCTTCACATAATAGTAGTTGTTTCCAAATACGTCTTGCTTTTTCTAACATAGATGTACCGTAAGGAAGTTTTCTATCGTCACCTAAAATTCTAAAATGACCAACTTCCCAAGTGTTAAATTCCATGTTTTTTTCTTTCCAAACAAATTTAAGTGCATCGTTCTCCATTTCTTGAGAATATTTGTCTGGTTGAAATCTCATACCTTTTTCTAATCTTTCAATTTGAATATTTGGTAATTGCTGACACCCAACTATCCCTTTTTCGGGATCCAATTTTAGATACACAAAATTATCACCAAACTTACATGTATTTCTTGTCCACATAGGTAAGTTAGTATTTATATCCAATTTGTTTGTAAAAAGATCCGTTAAAACTTGTTTTATTCTTTTTGATTCAGAATAAACTTTTAATATTAATCCGTCTTGATCTGGCGTTGTTGATTCTTCCGCATAAATGTCTAAAGCCGCTGAAATTTCAGGAGTATATTCCATTGATTCGTAATCATAGTACGACGCCATTCTTGTTGGTTCGTAATAGACCGCTTGTTGGTACAGGTTACTTTCAACTTTTTGCCATTGTTGCCCAATATATAATGATTGTTGAGCTTGTAACTTTTCAATCTCAAATTCTTTTTTATCTGTAGTTTTTAATAATTCTTTTTTATCAAATTTAAATACTGGTGCCTGTTGATCTAAAGTTGCGTTAGGTCCAAAAACCTTACCCAACCTCTGCCAAACTGTATATTTTTCTTGTGCCATATGTTTTTTATTTTAAAAATAGTTTTAGAATTTATAAATTAAACTCTTTTTCCTCCGAATAACCATAAATAGTTTTGGTAATCACTTTGTGTTAAGGAACTTCTACTCATACCCATATTCATTCTATCCATGTAACTTACAGGAACGCCTGGATTAAAATTTTGGTGGGATTCTCTAAATTCTTTTTTTTCTGTGGACCATGAATTCAACATTGCTTTAGCGTGTTCGGTTGCCTTTTCTAATTGGGCGAAAGAATTTTCCCCAACATATATCGCCATAGCTAATGCCATGATTAAATCATCATGTTGTCCCTTTTGGTGATCGGGTCTTCCATTTACATAAACAAATGTGTTTAACTCATTAAATAATCTTTGTGATCTAACACCAAAACCATGTCTCAATGATTCCTCAAAAGCTGCGATTATTTGAACTCTTTTTGAGTTAAAATTAATTCCAGGTATTTTATCTTGTGATTTTGGATCCCATTTCCATTTATCAGCCGGATTAACTCCATCCACATATAAATTTTTATACCCAAGTTCCTGTAATTTTCTTGATGTTGCAACACCCATACCTCCAGTTATATCAGTAACAATAAACGCATTATACATGGTTGCCCATTTATATGCAATTTCTGCTACAACATCAGGTGGGACTTTTCCTAAATATTCTAAAACCTGTTCTCTTTCATCAAAATCAATAATTGTAAATGTTGTAAAATCTTCACTATCTCCTCTTGAAACGTCAACCCCCATAATATATCTGTGGCCGACAATAGGTTCTTTCCATTGCCAAAGAGCACCACCCATAAATTTATTTTCGGGTTCTTTAATATGTTTTTCTTTAATTTTTTTCATAGTTTCAGCAGGTATAACATTATCCCCCGAACCTAAAAAATTACATTCCAACTCTTGTGAAATCTTTCTCTTATCAAACTTTAATTTTTTGGCCATAGCCTCAAACCAAGAACTATAAGCCTTATACCCTTCGTTTTCTATTTTTTGTTTTATCTGTTCAAAGTTTCTTTCACTAACTTTTATATTACCATAATCAATTGTGATATCTGTATCAACATAATCACCTCTATTTAACATGTAATGAACAATATCATCACATTTAATTAGTCGTAAATCTTTAGAGTATCTTGGATCTCTAAACCAATACATTTCAGTTATTCTAAAGTCATTCATTCCTTTAACTGCCTGACTGTAAATAGAATAATAAATTGGATCAAATCCGTTTGGTGTTGATATTACAATTACTTTACCTCCTGTTGAAAGGGACGCCATACAAGCAGACCAAAAGTCCTCGTCCGCATTGATGTACGCGGCCTCATCAAATATCAATATTGTTGGTGTATAACCACGTAAGGCATCTTTTGATGTTGCAACTGCCTTAACCTCACAACCATTAGTTAATTTAAAGTGTCTCTGTGAGTTTTTTTCAGAAGAAAACCCAACACCCATCCATTTTGGCCATTGGTCAACAAACGCACGAACTTTATTTGCCATTTCCACGGCAGTATCCATTTTGTTGGCAATTATAAGGATTTTTTCAGGTTTTTCTTTACGAGCGAAAACTAATCTTTTTGATGCCCATGCAGAAGTCACAGTAGACACGCCCGCCTGACGATACTTTAATGCAATATTTTCTTCACATGTATCGTAATCTTTTACAAGGGTAACTTGATCATTAAATAATTCTAACGGTACGTATTTGGATTGTGTATTGTCGTATGTTTGTAGATATGTTTTTAATGCGTAAGGAGTATCATTTACACATTTTGCATATTCTAATAACGCTTGTTCTTTTGTTAACGACATTCATTATCTTTTGTTTCTTCTGATTGCGTATAATAATTCACCTTTTGTTGTGTGTGGAGGTAAATGACTTTCAATCAATCTCATTATTCCTTCTTCTAATTTTTTAACATCTTCTTTTGAATCTGATTTTTTGTTTGTTTTTCTTGTCGGTAATCCCTTATGTTTTGTTTTAGCAAAATCTTCGGCATCTTCAGGATCAATATCTTTAGCCACTTTTCCGGCTTTACCTTTTTTTGGTGTATCTCCTTTTTGCATTCCTCTTACAATACCAAAAAATTGTTGTTGTTTTTTTGACATTGCCTTTTCTTTAACCTCTTTATTTTTACCAACCTTTTCTTCTTCACCTAATTCGGTTTCGGTTGTTGTTATAATAGCGCTATTTCCCTGAACCTCAACTTTAGAACCTGCTGCAACTGTCGCATTTCCACCCTGTGGTACGGTTGTTTTAGTTGCAGTTACTGTCTCTGTTTTGTTTGGGGGAACTGTTTGTTCTTTTACTACTTTACTATAAAGTAAATTAAGTTGGTCGTTAGACATTTTTTCTAAAGTTGAAATTGAAAATCCTTCATGTAAAAGGATTGCTATTTTAGGATTAATATGTTTCATCTTGAACTAAGTTTTTTTCCCATTTTAATACGATGTCTCTTTCGTATAATTTATTTTCTACTGTTTCTACGGTATCTCCGTATTGAAAAACTAATCTTTTTCTTTTGTGTATTAAAATTTCATCACTATCTGATCTTTCCCAAGCTAAAGATATGACACCGTCAATTGCATCATAAACACCAAAAAAATCAGAGTTTTGAATTAAGTTTAAATCAATTTCTGAATTTTTTAAAACCCCAACTTTTTTTATGTAATCAAAATTAGGCGGTAACGGTTTTCCTGATGCTGGTTCGGCATCCCAATCTTCACCCCAAACATCATCCAAGTCTGAAAATATAAATTCATATATATTATCTCCTTTATAGTTTGGTCCTAATTCGTTTACATATACTAAAATCATATAATTATTCCTCTTGGTGTTACTTTATATTGTTTGTTTTCAACAACAAAAATTAAGTTTTCTTTATTTGATTTACCTAAAAATTTTGCATTTTTATTTGATTTATAAAATTCATTGGCTGACTCTAATTGAGAAAGACTTTCACTAAGTTTTATAAATTCTTTTTTAACTTCAATTCTTTTTAATTTTTCCTTTAAAAAATCCTTTTTTCTTTTTTCCTCAAGAATTGGTTTTTCTTCAGGTTTGATATCAAAATATTTAGATAAAACTTTTTCTACTTTAGATTCAGCAAATAATGAATCCATAATGTGAGAATAACCTTCTGTTTTCTCAGGTGCTGGCGATGTCCCCATATCAGGAGGTGTCATTTCACCACCCATATCCATTTCACCACCCATATCAGGTTCTTCCATTCCTAAATCGTCACTTCCCTCCATATCAATTTCTTCATCACCCATATCATATTCATCAACCTCGTCAAATTTTGCCATAATATCATCTCTATCATCCTCATCTAAATTTTCTAAATTTATCGCAGATAATATGGAATTTACAACATATTTAATATCTTGAGAATCCATACCTTTGTCTTTATCAAAAGATCTAATTTTTTGACTTAACCTTCCTGTTAGTTTTTGAATTGATTTTAATCCTGAAGGTCCTGATGGTTCTTCACCATCTTCAGGTTCGCCCATATCGTCCATTGGTGGTTCCATTCCTTCTCCGCCCATATCATCTGATGGTGGTGATCCTGCTCCCATGTCGTCCATAGGTGGTGCTCCTGCGTCTGTTGGTGGTGCTCCTGCACCCATATCGGCTGGTGGTGCTCCTGCACCCATATCAGCTGGTGGTGCTCCTGCACCCATGTCGTCCATAGGTGGCGATCCTGCTCCCATATCGTCCATAGGTGGCGATCCTGCTCCCATATCAGATGGTGGTGCTCCTGCTCCCATATCGGCTGGTGGGGCTCCTGCTCCCATATCAGCTGGTGGGGCGTCAGTGGTTTTTGGTTTATTTTGTTTTAATACGAATTTTTTTTTTCCTTCAGCTTGTTCACCAATCAAAGGAATACCATATTCATAACCTGTGGATCTATTAATTTCTCCGGCCATGATATTCAATCTTTTCATTGCTTCTGAATAAGATTTATAATGTCTTCTATGTTTCATAGATTCTGTATAATCCAAAGTAGATTCATTTAATCCGCTTTTAATTATATAACCTAATTTTTCTTTTACAATACCATATGTTTTACCATCTGATAAAGTTATAGTATAATTTGTGGTAGAAAGTTCATTAATCTCTTGTTTAGGTACTTCATTATATCGTGCAATTTCCATGATACGTCTAATTTTATCCATACCTTGTAATTTTTCACTACCTAAAGGTCTTAAATCTGCCATTTTAATTTGTTTTAATTGTTTAGTACATTAAGTATTAGGGTGTTTAATCCTAAAACATTTTTTTATATAAATATATTGTTTTTTTGTATTTTGCAAACTACTCGTAATTTTCTTGTTCTAAAGATAATTTTTTATCTATCATAGTATTTTTATAATCGTTAAGTTTACCTATATATCCACTTCTTCTTAGGTATTTAAAAACTAAATTTTCATAAGAAAACTCACCTTCTTTTTTTAAACCACACGATCTGTATTTTCTAATTTTTTCTTTATACTTATCAATTAGTTTTGTGGCGGTTTCTAAATCTTCATCTTCAGCATTTTCTAAAACACCGTCAATAATATCCATCCATTGTTGTGCCTTTTCTTTTAATTTTTTCTCATTGACCTTAAAGTCTTCTTTTTGTGGTGTTTTTAACCACTTGTCATAAATTAAAGAATATACACCCATACTTTCGTTTTCTTCATTAAGGTCCTGTACATATAACTCAACCTCATAACCTTTTATTCTAATATCATGAGAAGAATTAAAAACTGTTTTTTTTAATCTGAATAGCTCTTCGTATGTTTCTTTTTTTTCACCAGCGTCATTGAAATCATAAATAATATGTAAATCAAAATCAGAAAACTCACTCCAATTATAACCAGTTAAAGATCCTAATAAGTAAACATCGTGAACAAAAATCTCCACGTTTAAAAAATCAATAAATAAATTTGCGATCTTTAACAACCTATCCCTTATTTGGGTATCTAATTTAGGTTTTGTTGTGTTTTTTGAACTTTCCCAAACTTCGGGATTTAATTCATCCTGTAAATAAAAACTTTTGATTATTTTTTTATCAATTGCCATGTATATAAATATGGCGTAATATTTATTTATCTATTTTTTTATATTTGAATGTTTTTGATATTTGAGTATTAAAGAATTTACCCTGAGATTCTGAAAGTCTAAATTGTGCATAGATATTATGGGGAACTTCATCATATTCATATTTGAAACCATTTTTAAATTCAACAACTAACTTCTTTGTTTCAGTATCATATGTTGTTGTTTTTAAATTACTAGAGTCTATCTCACAAGTAATTTTTGTTCCATCAATATCCGTTCTTTTAATTGCCATATTTTTTTATTAAAAATAATATTAAAAAAGTTTTTTAAATCAAGAAAAAAGATTTATATTTGTAGTATAATTATTAACCAAAAAATAAACATTATGAAAACCTTTTTTAAATTAACTTTTCTTTTTTTAATTTCTTCTTTTTCCTTTTCACAAGAAAATGAAGATATATGGGATTACAAATTAAAATTTAAATCCAAAGGTCAAATAATGTATAAAGCTAAAGGTAAGTTATCATTTGAGGACATAAAATCTAATTCGGTTGATAGTTCGGTGACAATGATTGATGAGAATATTAATATCTTAGTTGACAGATATTCTCAAAATGATTTTATTGTGATTCAAGAAAATGATATAACTGTTCTACAAAGATTAATATATGGGTTTGAACAAAAACCAAATGAAGATAAATTCTATTACACAGGATACCAATGGGAGGGTGGTTTGATTAAACAAGAATATGATATTGATTTCATTTACACAAAAAATTTGTCTAAAAATCCTTGTAAGTATTTTTACGATAAGATTGAAAATCTAACAGTATTAATTGAGTATATTGTTGTAAAATAAAAAAGGGAGTTAGACTCCCTTTTTTTATACTGTTTTTATTAAAGTTTCTATTGAATTTTTTGCGGAATTAAGACCGGTAAGTAAGGTAGTAGGTATTTTTGAATAATCCGTTTTAACTCCTTGAGCATTAGTGGATATTGTACCTCTAAGAGCATAACCAAGTTGTTGTAAACCTTTGTCTCCACTTTTTATATAACTTGTAGCCGCTTGATATAAAGCACCTCCTTGAATTGCTGTCCCTCCTTTTTGCTGAGAGTTTTTACTATAATTACCAATTTGGGTGTCTCCTAAACCAAATATAGTAACGCTAGATAACCCTACTTGCCCCTCAACTTTACAATTAGTTGTCACTGTAAACATAGCTAAAGTTACTGAAGATTTACCCAAAGGTTGACCTGCCGAATTAACTACACTTATATATGATGAATATTGTTTACCCATAGGACAATTGTTAATTTTTCTTTCATTTGGTCCACCGAACGCTAACTTATACCCACCTTTAGGTAACATTGAATTAACGTTATCAACAAGTTGTTTTAGCGCCCCTGTATAACTATCATTATATTGTTCGTTTAATACTCTTCTTACAATTCTTGTAAGATCTGATTCTGTTAGTCTAACTATTCTTTTCATACTTTTAATTTATTTATTTATTTGATGTCTAACTAATAAATATATTAAAAACACAAAAAAAATTTGTAGATTAAAAAAATATTATTATATTTGTAATATAATTATTAACCTAAAAAATAAACCACATGAAAACACTATTGATCTTCTTACTTACAGTTTTAAGTTTTATCTCTTTTTCACAACCACAAGAATATAGTAGTGATGAAGGTCCGTGGAATTTAAAAATAGAGTTCCTTTCAAGTGGTCAAGTAATGTATAAAGCAAAAGGAAGACAAAGTTTTTACAACATTAAAAACAAAAGTTACGACACAATAGTAACACCAAAAAACGAAAAGGTAATGGTGTTGATAGATGAGGTAAGTCATCAAGATTTTATAGTTATTGATGAAAATGATTTAGTAGCATTACAAAGACAAGTATTTAATTTCAAAAAAGAAACAAACTCAATTAAATTTGTTTACACAGGATACAAGTGGAAAAATGGATCAATAATTCAAGAATATGATATGAATTTTGTTTACACCTCAGATATGTCAAAAAGTCCTTGTCGTTATTTTTATGATGAAAGTGAAAATGTAACTATTTTAGTTGAGTACATACCAGTAAACTAATATTACTATAAAATAAAAAAGGAGGATCAAATCCTCCTTTTTTTGTTATTTAATTTTTTGTTATGCATTTACAGGTATAAATGTCTGTATTGCTTTTTTAACCGAATTAATTCCTGTTAAAATTTTTCCTGGTATTTGTGAAAAATCAGTTACTTCATTTGTTTTAGTATTTCTACTTTTTCTTCCATATAAAGCGTTACCTAATATTGTAAGTTTTGGGTTTCCACTAGTCTCAAGAGCCTTTGCAATCTCATATATTGGTGTATAATTAAAATCCGGACTAACAGGATATTTTAATTTTTTAGTTTGTACATCTAAAGTTTTTTGAGCTCTTGCCACTTGTTTATCACCTATAGGATTTGTTAATGTTACTGAGACGGCCTGAACAACTCCGTCTTTCATTTTTAAAACCCCAAAACGGAAAAGTAAACCAGAACCGCCCATACCTAAATTTTTCATATCTATACCTATAGACGCATTGATTTGTTCTGTACCGCCAGGTTGTTTTGTAATGTTAGGTTGATATGCAATAAGTCTTGCACTATTTGCCGGTAGCTTTGAATTTACATCATCAACTATACGTTGTAATGCGGATGCCCAATTATCGTCATATTGCTCATTTATTACTCTTCTTACAATTCTTGTAAGATCTGATTCTGTTAATCTAACTATTCTTTTCATTTTATTTATTTATTTATTTATTATGCCTTTGCTTTTACCATCGTATGTAATGATTTTATTACAGAATTAAAAGAATTAACAATTTCAGTAGGTATTGCAGAATAATCATAAACTATTTGTCCTTTATCGTTCTTTCCTTTTTGGCCTTTTAAAACCGAACCAAGTAGTTGTACTGATTTATCAGGAGTCTTTTGTAATGCAGACCCAACCGTAAATAAAGTACCTGTACTGATTTGACCACCAGGGCCTACTTCTAATTTTTTTGTAGTGGGGTCAATCGTTTTCATTGAACCAAAAACAACAGATCCGTCGTTTATAGGGTTTCTAAAGGTAGGGTTAACAGATGTAACTACACCGTCTTTTTGTCTCAAAACACTAAACATCATTAATAAACCATCGGTTGAGCTACCTAAACTTTTAAAATCCACAGTAACCCATGCGGTTCTTGAATTTGGTGAAGTTGGGTGTGGATCCGGCCCAATCGCTTTTAATTTTGGGCATCCTTTTGGTAATTTTGAGTTAACTGATGCGACCATACTCTGTATCCCCGCAAACCAATTATCGTCATATTGCTCATTTATTACTCTTCTTACAATTTTTGTAAGATCTGATTCTGTTAGTCTAACTATTCTTTTCATAATTTTATTTTCTTTTCAAATAAATATATTCCTTTTAAAAAAAAGTTGTAAATCAAAAAAAAAAACCCATCCTTACGGACAGGTTTAAAAACTAAAATAAGAACATTTTTATTTTAAACTTCTAATTTTATCTCTTATTTTGATTGCATTTTCAAAATCTTGTTTTTTTACATATTCATCTAGTTCTTTATTAAGTTTTGTAAGTTCTTCTTTATTTTTTTCTAAATTTTTAATCTTGTCTCTTAACTCTACCGCCTCTTCAAAATTCTGTTCATCAACAGCAATATCTAATTTTTGTTTCAGTAAAGATATTTCATCTTGTTTATTAAGTCCCCCACGTTTATTTGTAACGTAGGTAAATGAGATACTACCATCTTCAGACTTATAGTTTTTTCTTTCCCAATTATCACCATTAAATAATGGATCTGATGACCATAGTTCATTAAATAATTTTTCAAAATTTCTACTAAACATAATTTTATTTTTTTTATAAGTTTATTTTGGTATGATTTTACACCAATTAAATGCCAAACATAAAAACATGACAAAATGTCAGTATATATGACATGATGACAAAAAATTAAAAATTATTGATTATTAATCTATATTTAATTAACTTTTAAACAAATAAAAAATTAAAAAAATTATTATGATTGAATCATTTGACGAATCAGAAAAATCTAAAAGTAAAAATACAGAGACAAAAACAAAAACACCTGTTTTAGATAACTTTTCAAGAGACCTTATAAAACTGGCGGAAGAAGGAAAATTGGATCCTGTTGTTGGTAGAGAAAATGAGATTAATAGAATCGCTCAAATACTTTCTAGAAGAAAGAAAAATAACCCAATTATTTTAGGTGAACCAGGTTGTGGTAAAACGGCAATAGTTGAAGGATTGGCTAAAAAAATATTTGAGGGTGATTGTCCACAGAATTTATCAGGAAAAAGAATTGTTTCATTAGACATGACATCAATTGTTGCGGGAACAAAATATAGAGGTCAGTTTGAAGAAAGAATGAAAGTAATTATTGAAGAGTTATACAACAATCCTGATATAATTATTTTTATTGATGAAATACATACAATGATTGGTGCGGGTAATTCATCGGGATCAATGGATGCGTCAAATATATTTAAACCGGCATTATCTCGTGGTGAATTACAATGTATTGGTGCAACTACACTTGAAGAGTATAGAAAAAACATTGAAAAGGACGGAGCATTAGAAAGAAGATTTCAAAAAGTAATGGTTGATCCATCAACAAAAGAAGAAACCTTACAGATACTTCAAAATTCAAAAGATAGATATGAAAACCACCATAAAGTAACTTATAGTGATGATATATTAAAATTATGTGTTGAGTTAGCTGACCGTTATATTACAGATAGAGAGTTTCCTGATAAAGCATTTGATATTATTGATGAGGTTGGCGCAAGATCTCAAGTTGAAATTAAATTACCTGAGATTATTGAGGACCTAAAAAGGCAAGCTCAAGAAATCAAAGAAGAAAAGGTTAGAGTTATCAATAGTCAAAGATATGAGGAGGCCGCAAATCTTAGAGATAAAGAAAGAAAAGTTTTAAATGATTTAGAAAGAGAAAAGGCTGAATTTGAAAAAAATAGAAATTTATTTAAAAGAGAAGTAACTGACGATATTGTATATGATGTTGTATCATTAATGACAAAAATTCCAATATCAAAAATTTCAACAGACGAAACCGAACAATTAAAAACTTTAAAAGATACTTTATCAACAAAAGTTATTGGTCAAGATGATGCTGTTGCAAAAATATCAAGATCAATTCAAAGAAATAAGGTCGGATTAAACGACCCTAAAAAACCAATATTTAGTGGATTATTAATTGGTAATTCGGGTGTTGGTAAAACTGAGTTAGCAAAACAATTGGCAAAACATATGTTTAATACCGAAGACGCACTTATTAGATTAGATATGAGTGAATTTTCAGATAAAATTGCAACATCAAAATTAACAGGAACATCACCGGGTTATGTTGGTTATGAAGATGGTTCTCCATTTTTAAATAAAATTAAAAATAAACCTTATTCTGTAATATTGTTAGACGAAATAGAAAAGGCACATCCTGAAATTTTTAATGTATTTTTACAAATGTTAGATGAAGGTTTTTTAACTGACGGTCATGGTAGAAAAATTAATTTTAAAAATTGTATAATTTTAATGACTTCTAACGTTGGGACAAAGGTAGTTCAAGATTTTGGTACCGGTGTTGGGTTTGCAACAAATTCAAAAGTTGAGAAAAAAGAAGAGGAGGTAAAATCACTTTTAGAAAAAGAATTATTCAAAAAGTTTGCACCTGAATTCATTAACCGTTTTGATGAGATAATTTATTTTAAAGACCTTAATGAAACTGACTTATTAAAAATTGTAGATCTAGAACTTGAAAAAGTTTATGAAAGAGTATCTGCAATTGATTTTGAATTAGAAGTGGATGAGACATTAAAAAAACATATAATAACTGTTGGTACAGACACTAGATTTGGTGCTCGTATATTAAAAAGAACCATTCAAAAATGGGTTGATGATGCGGTTACCGATAAAGTAATTAGCGATAACCCTGAAAAAGGATCCAAGTTTATTTTATCATATAATGAAAAAGATAAAAAAACTGAGGTTAAAATAAAAAAACCAACAAAACGTAAAAAATAGTTTTGTAAATATCAAAAGTTTTCGTATGTTTGTATTATAATTATTTAATATAACACATATGAAAACTTTTCTTTTTTCTTTATTCTTATTTTTATCTTTGTTTTCTTTTTCTCAAAAAAAAGATAGACATGACAGTATTTCAAAATTTATTTTAGATCTTGAAAATTCAATTATTGAAAGTATTAACGAACACAGAACAAAAAATAATATCATCACAGTAAATAGAGAATCTGTTTTAGATAGTGCGTCAAGTTATCATAATGAATATTTAAAGGTTTTAAATGGGGATAATTCAAAAAGTTTCTACATATCACACACCGAAGTTAGAACCGTAGACAAATTAACATATGTGGGTGATAATGAAATATTAAAAACTTCAGATGATAGAGTATTAAAATTTGACAAAGAAAATAAGTTCAATAATGTTTATGAAATTATTTTTGGAATAGGTGGTTTATCACGAATAATCAATAATCCCGATAGAAGTGAAAAAATTATATCAAATTACGTTTTAAATGCTTGGTTAAACTCTAAAGGTCACAAATATACAGTAGAAAATAGTAGATTAAATAAAATAGGGGTCAGTGTTTATTTTAATATAGAATCTAATACCTTATGTGTTGTTTCGGTTTTATCTAATAAAAAATTAGATTAAAAAACTTTATTATAACCTCTTAAATTTTTACTCCACCAAGCACCTCCTGCCTGTAATTGACCCGTAAAAATATTTTTATGAACTATTCTATTTGTTGTTCCTGGCCACCAGTCAAAGTCAATATCAAAATTAAATTCCACACCCGTATCAGGGGCACCAACCCATACAAGTTTTATTAAACTTTGGCCGATCTTACCTTTTACTCCCGTTTTTTCCTTCTTTACCACAGCCTCTTCAACATATGCCATAAACCCAACTTTAAATCCTCCATATTGTCCAATATTAGGATATTTACTTTTATCTCTTGTATCATCTGTTTTACCACCCGTATCGGTAACCCTCAATTCTTGACTTAATTTAAAATCACCATACCTTTTAATTCCCGGTAGTTTGTCTAAAGCCGCAAGTACTGCTGCTGTTAAATTTTTATTTCTTCTTATTGCTAAGTTTGTGTTCGATTTATCCTCACCAGTTGTAGGTAAGTCATTAAGGTTTTTAACCTTTGTTCCATCATTTTTATGTGTAAAATCTAAAGCTTTTTTTCCTGACCAAATATTACTTGCCGATGAGGTGGTGTCCATATATTCAAACACAATTGCAGATTTTGTTAATCCAGCATTTATATCATCAACTATATCCCTACCCGTTTTAGTAACTATAACTTTTTTTGTCTTTTCATCTGTAAGTTCAAAGGTGGTATTCATAAGTTGATCATATATTGTTTGAACAGTTTTATCAACATAAGTGGTATCAACAACATCGCTACCAGGGGCAAAACCTGAATCTTCATTAGGTATAACAATTTGTTTGGTGTCTTGTAAAAAATACGTCCCCCCCTCACCTCTTTTATATGATGCTGGTGTTATCATCTCATAAACAACTGCGGTTTCTAACGCACCTTTTGATACTTCTCTAGATACAGGTTGTACTAAAGTGTAACTTGTACCATCATCTTCAGTGACAGTCACATTTTGACCTACTAAAGCACTACAACTAGGTGCACCAATAGTTGGACCTTCACAGTTAGCCATGTTAATATCATTTAAACTTTCTCTTATTTCTGCTATTATTTGTTCTTCTGTTGGTGCTCCCTCTCCTTGTGGAAACGTCACTGTAAGTTCTGGTTTTATTTTTGACGCTTTCTTTTTACCTTCTTCGGGTTGTGATAGATTATTTTTTAAATCAACTATTTTGAATTTCCATCTTTGAGCCTTTTTAAATATTTTTCTTAAATCTCTTCTTTTTTGTCTGCTTAATTTTTTTATGTGTTCTGACTTTGATGCGACTTGTAAAAATTCGTTGAATCCGTTAGCCAGTGCAGATTTAACATTTGGTGGTATCATTGCCCAATCTTTATTACCACCTATATCTTCATTCATTTTTGCTAGTAGATCGGCACCGGTATTAAGTTCTTTATCTATTTCTCTATATTTTTTGTAATCTAAAGTTAATCTAGCTTCGGCCCCTCCACCATGTTTACCCCACCACCTTGGGTATTTTTGGCCTTTGACTTTTGCACCAAAATCAAACTTTTTTCTAACTACAGGATCATCTTCATCCTCAGTTAAAAATTCTTTATTAATTGCTCTATGGTGCATTTCTAAAATTCTTTCATTTTCATTATCATAAAAATCTATTTTATTTTCAGATAATACACTATTATTATTTGCGTCGTAATTTGATAATTCTTGAAACCTTTTAATTTCACTCTCTAATAAATTTTTTTTCATAAAATTTGTTTTTTCTATATAAATATACTATCTTTATAAAAAAATTAAATGAACATAAATAAATTCAAAGAGTTGCTATCAGTCCCTTCTAAAACATATCAAGAAGAAGATATGGTAGAATATCTTTGTAATGAACTTGACACAATTCCAGGCGTCTCCTACTACCGAGATGATATGATGAATATATATGCAACTAAAGGTGAATTAAACGAAGGTGAATACTACCCAATGTTTATTGCACACACGGACACCGTTCATCATAAGGTAGATAAAATAGTAGTTAAAGAAGAAGACCTCATCAGACCCAATACATTTGGAAAAAAGTTTGATGAGGTTAAAGTCCCATGTTTAAAGGCGTACACCGAAGATGGTAATCCAACAGGTATTGGTGGTGATGATAAATGTGGTATTTTTATCTGTTTAGAGTTATTAAAAACTTTAGATAAAGTAAAAATTGGTCTATTTGTTTCAGAAGAGACAGGTTGTCACGGATCTTCAAAATGTGATGAAAACTTTTTACAAGATGTTGGATACATTACGCAATATGATGCACCAGGAAATCATTTAATCTCCGAGATTTGCTCGGGAGTTCGTTTATTTGAACGTGATAGTGAATTTTTTATTAAAACATTAGATGTTATTGAAAATGCGTTTGGAAATGAAATGCTTGTTCAATCACACCCCTATACTGATATATCACAATTAAAAAAGAAAATTGATGTTTGTTGTATCAATATGTCTTGTGGTTATTATAACATGCACTCAAACCAAGAATTTATTTCAATAGAAGATGTTGAAAATGCAATTACAGCAGGATTAAATATGGTTAAAGAATTGGGTTTGAAAAAATATAAATACGAATATAAACCAATTGTTTATACACCACAAACTGTTATGAACTCGTTATTACAATTTCAAGATGAGGAAGAAGATTACCCTGTTCATCAATTAGAAAGTATTGATGTAATTGAAGAAAAAGATGGTATTACAATATCAGATATTTTTGATGGTAATAATCTTTTTATAAATGATGATGACTTGGTTTACTTATATGAGATATTAAAGGAACGTCTTATTTCTAAGTATTGAAAATTTATCAAGATGCTCCATCATGTTAAATAACTTTTCATTATAAATCATACTAATTAAACTATCAATATCAGTTTTTCCTACTTTAGTATTCCACTTATTATGAATTAAGTTTTGAAGATAAGGTTCTTTAATTTTATATCTAATTAAACTAGTACTTGGTTCAATATCATCAATTAATATTTCATATTTTTTGTCTTTTGTTCTGATCCAAGTATTAATACCCCCAAGTTCCATTACTTTATCTAAAACTTCAAAATATTTTTCATCATATTTTTCAGAATCACTTTGTATTTCTTCCAATTTCTTTTCTAATACTCTTTCAACACCACTATTCCAAGTCTCGTCAAATTTTTGACTATCCCAAAATTCATATTGCATTTCATAATAAACCGGCAAATGTCTAATACCATCTTTTTTAATGGCTTCAAATAATAAATCTAAAAGTTTATCTTCATCAGTTCCAAAACGAGCATATAACATCATACAAGATCCCCAATCCATTTGATATTTCCAAAAACAATATTTTTGACTATACCTTTCAACACCAACATTTTTTAAACAATCACAATATGTGTCTTTAATTCCTTTTGGTATTTCATCTACAACTGCAGCATAATTCGCATCTGTGTAGGCTTCTGTTATTTCATCACCAATATTTATCGTCTCTAAAAAATCTCTTATTTCAATATTTAATTCTGATTCAAGAGGAGTTCCTTCTTCCAACATTTTTGATAGTTTTGTATAAAGTCTTGGTGAAATGGTTTTTGTTATATCTCTAATTAATTCTAAATGATTTTTTCTAAAACGATCTGTAACATATCCTTCTTTCCAATCATCACTATCTCTATTATAAAAGTCATCATACCACTCCCATCTACCGTTATACATCGCATCATAATATCTAGCATCATATTCACCATCATCATCTTCACCGTAAACATCAGGAAAGAAAAATTTTAAATAATCTTCTAACCCATCAAAAGTAAAAATTATACCATCGCGAGTAACTTCAATAATATCATCAAAACTTTTACCATCAGATGTTTCAAAAGTAACTCTATATGGACTGATTCTATTTTTTGCTAAATGCATGATGTTTTTATAATCAGACCAGTTGTCAGGATCTTCATCTTCGTTTTCAAAAATAAACTTTTTTTTCAACATATTTATATAAATATATTGGATAATAGAAACAAATATATTATCTTTGTATAAGTTCTTTGAAAATATGGGGGTGTTTTTGGATTTGACAGGTATCGGCTGAGGAATAAGGGCACGTGGGGACTGAATTAATCTCCTTAAAAACTGATTCACATTTATATACGGCAACGTACTTGATAACCTTTCAGTGGTTGGTTTAATTTCAACTGAGCAAGTTACTGTAGCTTAAGTTAAGCACGGAAACGGGGGGTCGGTGGACATATAACCTAGCAACAGAAGTCTTTACAAAGGTGTGGTTTCTACCCGAAAAGGAACAACCCCTAATAATCAGGGGGTCATTTGATTGTATCTGTTTGTTGGTTCGGATTTTAAAAAACCATCTATTTTGGAACATTAGAAAATGTTAACCTAAACGTGTAGTCCTTATCTGACAGGATATTATGGACCGGAGTTCGAGCCTCCGCACCTCCACCAATTAAAAAACCCACTCTTTTGAAGTGGGTTTTGTTTTTTAGGTTAAACCCTAATTACTTTTTTGTTGTGTCAACAACAACGTCTGTAGCAGTTGCCGTAGAATCAACCGCAGTTGCTTCAGGTGACGCTGTAGGTGTAGCCACTTCAGTAGCATTTTGAGTTGCCGTTTTTTCACCACAAGAAGTCAATAGAGAAATTGTGGTCAAAACCGTAAGACACACTAATACTAACTTTTTCATTTTATAAAAATTAAACGTTTATTTATATAATATATATCATAAAAAATCATTTAAGTCAATTGGTTATATCAAAAATTGTTGTATCTTTGTGATATGCAAACATTCCTTCCATATTTAGATTTTAAAAGGTCATTAGAATCTTTAGATAATAAACGACTCGGTAAACAACGAGTTGAGGCTTACCAAATTATATCTGCAATCACGGGCAGACCAAAAAAGAATGGACAACCATATAAGGGTTGGACATCACATCCTTGTTCTGTTATGTGGCGTGATTATGTAAATGCTCTTAAACTGTATTACAACGACTCTATTGACGTGTGGAAGTCTCGTGGATTTAAAAACACAATGGAATATGAAACTATTGAAGGTGAGTTTATTTTACCTCATTGGTTGGGTGATCCTGAATTTCATGCATCTCACAGATCCAACTTATTAAGAAAAGATTTTGATTATTATTCAAAACACGGGTGGACTGATAATCCTGAAGATCCTTATGTTTGGATGGATGATAAAGGATTGTGGTATAAACAAATGGTTGGTACTAAAGAGAGAATGTATTTTGAGGTATTCAGTTAATCATAAATAATATAATACTTCTGCAGTACCTAAAAATGTTGCATTTGCACTTAATGGTGTTATACACACCCACATTTCATCAAGTGTTCCATTAACATTAGAACCAACTCTAATTTGGTTATCATCCACCTTAATCGTTGTAAGTGCTGATGTTCCAGATTCACCAATTAAGGATGACATAATGTGACCTGGCGATGTTATTGTTGCCGTCACAGTTCCGTTGTAAACTGAATATTGAAATGGTGAATTTGGTATGTCTGTCCAACTTGGGGTTACAGATAATGTAGGGTTATATTCAATGGTTAGTAGGTAATTGTCATTTGAGGTGTTTAAAATACTCAAACTACTATATTGTGATGTAACTGATTTATAACCTTGTTTAAGTCTATAACCAATATATGGGTATTTTGTACCTGATAAATCTAAAGTTGCTACTGTTGAGTTTATAACTCCAACAGTTGAGTACAACCCGTTTAATGCACCTTCTGAACACACTTGTGAACAAATCATATCAAAATACCCCGAACCAACACCAATCTGTCTTATCTCATATCTAATTGGTTGATTGGGTGATGACATATAAACGTTTGGTTCATTATTTGCACAATTATGTTCTGTAAAATAAAATAATTGTCCCGCAATATCCAAACCAAATCTCATTCTACCAACACCTAACCATTGATAATCAACCGACATTAAATTAGTGTTAGACCAATTTATTCCTACTGGGTCAAACCCATTAATATCCCACACTGTTGTTGCGGCACTATATATCGTTGTACCCGACCTCCATATCTGAAAACTTATTTCATTTGTAACCCCATTACTTTCCAAAAAGTATCCATCAAAAACCGAATTGTATGGTGACCCTGTTATTGTTGTAAAAGCCCCAACTCTTTTTATGATATTTGTTTCTAATTGAAAATTTGAGAAGCTCGCTTGGTATAATTGACTCTTCCCTGGTTGATAAATTGGGTGTGTTTTACCTTGTCTAATTACCAAATCATTATTTGCGGATGTTGACATTCTAACTCTAGCATACTCTTGATTAAATATTGATGTTGCGGTTCCTGCAGTAACTTCGTTTATTTGTAGTGGGTTTTTATCATAAACGTGTTTTATATCCACTAAATTTTGTACCGCGGCAGTTCTTAGTCTACCAAAAGCGTCAAGATTTGGGCTATCAGAATAAGAAACTTTATTGTTAAAAATGAAACTCATATTATCCACCAATTATTATTTCTTGCCACAAAAGTAAGTGACATATAGTTTATGTTCATATCTATATAACTATTACCATCTATCAAACCTGACGTTGGTGTTACCCTAATCCGATAAGTTCCTGCGGTTCCTCCTTCATCCTTTATTATTAAACTATACCCATCTTTTGATGTTGTTGACGGTAAAGTTATATCAACATTTGTTAACCCACTTACCCCCCAATATGTTTTATCCCACGTTATAGATTGAGAACTTGTTATACCTGTAGTATCATAATATCCATTAGGTAAATTCAAATATGTTGTTGCGTATATTGTTGAGGACTCAATATTTGTTTGGCCTGTTAATATTCCGTTTTCCCAATCAAAAGAAATCGTTGCTCCGTCAGATTTTGTTAAAATCCTATCCCCCCAATTTACAGAGCCAGCTGAAGCTATATCTAATAGTTTTCTTTTACTTGAAGCCCACTCTAAGGCGGATGTACCTAAATCATCGTACATACTTCTTTGACCCCAATCTACACTCACAAAGGATGATGGATCCACCAATTCTCTTGTTGATGTATCAATGGCGGTTGAGGTACCTGTTGAGTCTATTATAATCGTATCTCCCGTAATAGTTAATCCTGATGTAAAAAACGTTTGTCCTGTAACAGTTCCACCACTTAATGGTAAAAAATCACCAACTACCACCGTATTTCCCGTTATTCCTGAAGTTAAATATGTTTGTAAATCACTAACGTATGTGTGTACCGTATCGCCTGTCGTGGCACTAAAATACGTAACCAAAGGAACCAAAGTATTTCCTGATATTTTACCACCATCTATATATGGTAATTCGGAGATTTTTTTATTCGCCATTCTATTTTATTTAATAAATAGTTTTTTGTATTTTTTATGTACAACAAAAGTCGCTATTTGAAAATGATTCTAAAACATTAACAAAAATTTTTTCAGTTAATGGTAATGTGATTTCACCTTGATCGTTTGAAATTCTAAACTCAACCTCAAACCTACCAATATCTGATGTATTCTTTTTTGTAAATTGATAATATATTGAATTATTTTCTTGTGAATACACACAAACACCTTTAGCGATTTTATATATCCCTGTTTCAACATTTTTCATATACAAATAAATTGTTGCCTCAGATAAGTTAGTATTTTTAAAATTATAATCTAATCTACCTGATTTAAACAAATCAACTTCTAAATATGGTAACGTTGCCCTTTTTCTGATATTAAATTCCATATATAATAAATACCCTAATAAAAGAAAAGGTATTCCTCTCGGAACACCTTTCTTAGATTTAGAACACCTCCCTTTCTTTAAGGTTTATGAAACTAAGATTCTACCCAAAGTTTCTACCGTTATACTTGTAATCCGCCAACGGCATTGCGAAAGTCATCCATTTTTTTATTAATATTTTGAAATACAACATCAATTTGTGGATCTATCTTTTCTTTTATTTTTTCTATTATGGTTTCTAATATTAAATCTTTTGGGTTTTCAGTTTTAAACGCTTCTTCTATAATCGCAACATCAAGTTCATTTGCAATCACTTTCAAATCTATCGGTGTTGATAATTTTTCACTTAAACCCTTTTTAAAGTCAGCAATTGGGTCTTGACCTGTACTACCAAATAAACCTTTCATAACATCTATAAAAGATTCTTTCACAATGTTTCGGTCATAACCCAAACTTATTAATTTTATTTTTTCATTTCTTAACTCATTGAATGCTAATCTTTTTTCTGATTTACGATTTAAATTATAACTTTCAGCTATCATTTTCAACCTATTATTAATAATTCTTGATTCTTGAATTAAAGACTTTTTATTATTTGCGTGTTCAGTAACCACTTTATTAATTGTTCTTGAAAGTCCCATATCTTTATAAATATTTTGTTTATTTTTATTTTCTAATCTTACCCCATAACCATAGGCTTCACCAGGTGGGTTTGCAACTAATTTTACATCATCTTTGTCGTTGATTTGTTTACCATAAACTTGTACACATTTTTTTAGATATTCTTTAGTTGGTTGTAAATCATTACCTGGTTTTTTTAGTATTTCTAAATCTATTTCCTTTTTTTGTATTTTTCTGATTATGTCGGCGTAGTTTTTAAATTCTCTTAAACACGCTTCTTTGCTTGTCACCTCACCATATTTTTTTTCAAATCTACCGGCAATTAAATCAGATAACCAATCTTTGTCGTCAGTTTGATGAATACTTGAAAATACGTATTCTATCATTTCTTCATTGGTCATACCTAATAAATCATATGTTTCTGCACCTGTACCTGGTAAAAAGGTACTACCATCTGACCTTGTTTCAGATCTATCAAAATTAATTACATCAAAACGTAGAGATTTATATAAATATTTTGATGGTTTAAGAGGAACACTAACTTTTTGTTCTTCTTTGTTAATCACATATTTTGATTTTTTATAAATAAATTCTCTTATATTGCCATCCACCGCAAAAAATAATTTGTAGGTTCCGTATGGTACATTTGGTATTTTAAAATTACCTGACGAGTCAGATTTAGTTTCAAAAAATATTTTTCTGTCTTTGGTATTAGTTATTCTCACAAAAACATAAGGTAGTGGTCCTTGAAAATCTTTTTTCTTGCCTGTTTTTTTACTTTCTAAATTAAATTTAAATTTAGTAATACCATTAAAATTACTTGTCTTTATTGCTCCGACTGTTTTTTTCTCTTCTTTTTTTGTAACGTGTTTGTACGTTTCATTATATTTGAATATGTCGGGAATAAACTGATTTTCATTTGTGGTAACACTTATAGTAACGCCTTCTTCGGCATTTGTTTTGAAATCTCCTTCCAACTTCATTCCATTTGGAAATAAGAAAATTCCCTTACCGTTTATTTGTTCTCCTTCAAAATCTCCTTCATATTTTTTACCGTCACTAAATTTAATATCCCCAAAATGTATGTCAGCAGTAACAGGAGGTATATCTTTAGAAGTCCCGTTGATTTTACCATCAACAAAACTACCCGTGTAGACCCAATCGGCATCGTGAAATTTATAATCTTTAGACTTACTTAATTGACCCCACATGAATTTATTTCCCTTAGTTTCATCACCAAGAAAAAATGATGCGGTTTCATCTTCTGTATAGTAATAACCATCAAAAGACCCTCTATCTCCTGTTTCAAACCCCCTAACCATTTTGAACTTATCAAAACACCCCCTAAACTCAATGGTTTTACCATCAACGGTTCCTTTGAATTTTGCAAATCCCATTTCAGGCATTTTAGTTAATGTGCCTAAATCTTTACTTCCTGTTCTTCCTCCATCAAAATGAAATGCCGGATCTTGAGTTTTTACACACCCTTCCCATTTTTTTCTTAACTCGTCAGAAATAGTTACTTCATTAGGTTTTACTATTTCTTCAGGCTTATCTTCGGGTTTATCTTCGGGTTTAACTTCTTCTTCATCATCAGATGAACCAATAAATTTTTTGTGATAATCAATTAAATCTTCAGTATCAACTTTTCTATATGCGTCACCATCCATACCCCATCCTTGATAGTGTAATTTGGAATGACTTTCGGTGAACTCAAAGGAACCATAATAGAAATGACCGTCAGCAAAGATATATTTACCATTTTGTGGTAATCCGTTTTGGGTCATCCCCTCAAAAGAATCCCCATTTGTGTATTCAATTACACAATCTAACCCTTGACCTTTTTCTGTGTTACCACTTCCACAAGTAATTGATTTTACTCTAGGGTCTAGCGCCTCTTTTAATAAGTTATATTTGTTTAGGATGTGTTTTTTTTCATCCTCGCTTATTTGTAAACTTCTTTTCATTTACAATAAATATTTGATAATTTGTTTAATTCGGTTGTGACCTATAAATTCCTAATTTACCTTCAAATTTTTGATCACATCTATTAATAACGTGTCTTACGACTTTTTCTTGATCTTGTGTTATGTCAGAATCATTTTTTGCCAAATAAATCGCTCTACATAAACCTCTTTTCAGTGATATTTTTGCAGAATGTTCTTTTAATGCGTTAAAAAATTCATGAGTGGCTTTAAGTTTATAAATTTTAATTTTTTCATTAAAAACTGAATTTATTTCACTTGTTGTATAAAAATCACTAAAAAAATCAAAAGGAGTTTCAGTTGTCCATCCTTTGGACATTTTTTCTTTTACCTTTTGTTTTATTTTAACGGGTAGTAACTCAAGTCCTTGAACTTCATTAGTCTTCAGTGTTTGGATTGCGCTTTCTTCTTTTTTTTTTAACCCTTGTTCGGGTTTTTCTCTATGTTCAGGTTCTTTATCTGGTCTTTCTTTTTTATGTAAATCCATATTTGCTAATTGTCTTTTATTGAAAGACCCTTTTACTAAAAACCAGTTTCCATCTGCAGGTCTAGCAACTGACCATATTTCCATTTCACCTCTACTTTCAGTTATGTTTTGAAGTAGTTTTGCAAACCCAACCAACCTTGTTGATTCAGTTAAGTGTGCCAAATCTTTTGTAAACATAATTTTTACAACATCTTCATGAGTATCAACTACTGCTCTAACAAAGGAATCATCCTCGTCATATTTTTTTCTGTAATGGTCAATTCTATCCATTACATCTTCCATTTTAATTTTAACATCTTTATACTCACCATTTTCCTCATCGTATGATTGGAACTTGAATGTGTCTTTCCAGTGTTTAAAATTATCTTCGTCAAATCTTTTACTCATAATTTAAGTTATATTTTTTTTTATTTAGAACATTCTATGTATTTATCTGCAAATTCTTTTAAACTAATAAACGTATATTTTGTAATACCAGGTTTTATGTCTTCATATGCTGGTAAAACAATCGCAGCACCATCATCAATAATTGATTTATTGTCAGTTTTATCCAAAACATCCAAAGGGTCGTTGCCCGAATAGGCAGGAACTAAAACATATTTTTTACCGTCTTTAGCTTTAAAAACCGTATTACCAATAACGTTTGCGGTAATTTGTTTTTTTATCTCATCAGAATTTATCAAATCTTTTGGGTTTGTATTTTTAACTGCATCTATAGTAGATTTAACATCAATTTTTTTAACGTCTACCTTTGGTTCAAACCCTATTGTTGGTGTTGGTTCAAATAATATTTTATTTTTTAAACAATCTTGTTGTACTCTACTAGGTGATCGGTATCCACGAGTTGTTAATAAATCTAAAGTCGTGGTATATTGACTTCTTTTTTTAATTTCTTCTTTAGTTGCTTCATTACTATTTTCATATTTTTTTAACGCTTCTTCATTTGCGGTTTTTACTCCTTCTTTATATCCTTCTTGAGATTTTTGTTCTATTGCTTTTTCAATAGGTACTTTTTCCATAGTATACCAAGCAGTTAACTGTAATAATACATCTGCGGCGGGAGGAGTAAACCAATCAATCACCTTGTTATTTTTTATTATTTGATACCATTCAGGGTAACCACTAAAATCTAATGGACCATCCAAATTAAAACCATTAATAAACATTTTAAAATAATCTTCAAGATCTCCAGGTATTGGATCCACGTTACTACCACTTGACATAAGCATTTCTGTAAATCCAATCAGTGCGGTCCCAACCACAGGAATATAAATATAACGTATTATTGGACCATAAAGTAAATTTGCAACAGCAGCACTACCTACACCTAAAGGATTTTTTAAACTCCATTTAGTTCCTTTTGTTCTATACGCATTATCAATAAAAAACTGTTCCATTTGTTTTGGTGTTCTAAACGTATTTGCTAAAAAATAACCTAGTAATGAATTTTTTAATTTTTTAAAAAATGCCTGTGTTTTACTACTTTTTATAACTTGTTCTACAGCCTTTTTTTGTGCACCGTACATTGGTAATATACTTAAATCAATGTCATTAGCTAACCCCTTTTCATCTATTGTTCGTTTTAATAAATAATTCCAACTAGAACTCAAAAATCCATCTTTTTGTGCTTTAGTCGCATCAATAAATTCATCCCATAACTTTATTGAGTCAACACTACCAGATAATTCTTTTCTCATAAAACTGTCCAAATCTTTCCAAATTGTTTGATAATATGGATATGCGGATGGATTTATAGATCTTAATTGACCAAACTTAACTCTTAATTCTTTTAATGCTGCTGATAATTTTCTTGGGTCCGACATAATGTCTGGAGTCAACATCATTTTTTGTACTTTTTCCATAAAATTATCAACAAGATCTTGTTGTGTTGGTTTTTTCATCATTCCTAACGCAACTTTAACCTTTGTGATTATTTCGGGTATTAATACGGTAAACTTTTTAAATATTGGTTCAAAAATATTCCACCAAACGTAATCGGCAATACCATAACCCTTAACAGGGTTTCTTAAAAGTTTTAAATATGTATTTATTTGTTCGTCAGAAAATTCGCCAGTTTCTTTAAATGCATTTTTTATTAAATCATCTGAATATGTTGAAACATCAATTTTTTTACCTTTCATGATTGCGGTGTTTACCTCATCAACAACACCCCAATTAGAATCGGTTTTATTGTTGCTAGCAACTTTTTTTCTAAGATGATCAACATTTTTTATACCTTCAATATCAACAGAAGTTCTATTTTCTTCAAACATTGTCTTTATTTCAGAATCACTTGTTTTTTTAATTTCAGGGGGATTTAGATCGGTACCTACATCATCAACAACGTCATCAACAACGTCATCCGCACCATCATCAATTACAGGTGAAGTATTTGGAAAATGTTTATTTATGTTTGGGTTTTCCTTTGTCCATGTTTTAAATGCTTCTGATAAATTCTCCGCAAACGTTTCATCAAAACCTTTTCCAATAAAATATTGTTTAAGTGTTTTTTTAAGGTTTTCAGCATAAACATCAACTGTTTTATAAAAATCAACATATTGTTTTATTTGTTCTTCAGTTTGAGATAACCAAAGGTTATCAGTATCTGATAAAGTGCCGGATATTTCTGATGAATTTTTAAAAACATAGTCTGAATATTCTTGAGTTTTGCTAATGGCATCCCAATCAATGTTATCAATAATTTTTGTTTTAATATTTTTTGCACTTGATAAAGGTCTGTCACTTAAAGATCCGGTATTATTAATTGTGTTTTTTACTGCTGTTTTATATGAATCAATATTATCTGAAGTTTTCTTTAGATTATCTAGATTTTTTTTAATTTGTGAAAGACCCGCTAACTCATTACCTGTTAGTATTTTTTTACCAGTATCGTCAACGCCTGATTCTACTTTTCTTATTAGCTCATCAACCTCATATTGAAATCTTGAGTATCCAATTTCTTTATTGGCAAATTTTCTCGCCAAATCATCAATTTTTGAATTAATAACATCGCATAATGGACAGGCGACGTTTTCATTAAGAATTATCGCATTTTTAACCCCCATTATCTCATGAATACGTGATATTTCTGAAATAAGTTCTTTTTTCATAATATATAAATATATCTTAAAAACAATTTAACTAATGTAAATTATCTTTTTAATGTATATATGTCAGGTTTATCCTTTTATGTTATTGTATTTCAAAAAACTCTTTTAGTTTAAATTTAACAAAAGATTCAGTGGTTACTTCACTTCCACCACCAATATCTGTAATTCCATCCGCAAATACAACACCAGCAACGACAGGAAATCCTTTACTAATAATTTGGTAAGCCTGTTTATACAACTTACTATAAAGTTTTTGCGCATCATCAGGATAAACCGCCTTATATTCTTTTTCTATTTTTTCTAAAAATTCCCAAAATTGTTCAGATGAATTATTTGCGTATTTTTCTGCCCTACTTTTTTGTGCTATGTTTAAATTTGGCATATAACTGTAAACCTGTTTTGAAAAATCTTGTTTGTTTTGTAGATTTGATAATGTTTCTAACTTATTATTTTTTTTCAAATAATTAACTATCCACGTTGCTAAACCTACATTTTCTTTATTTGTTCCGTTTTCCATTAACTCTCTTATTAGTGCAGTAAAATTGGCTTCCATTTCTTGTATATTTAACCCATAACCTAATCTTTTTGCAGAATCTATGATGTTATGACTTAGCATGGGGTCGTCAACATTATTTTTTAAATAACGATTTAATTTATCTTCAGGTAAATTTTTAACGTTATCAATCATTTTTTCAATCTTTTCAATTCCTTCAGGAATACCATTTTGATAGGCTCTTTTTCTTGTTTCTTCTAATGATAATAATAAAGACCTTCTTTTTACGTCAGTACTAAAATTATTCTTTTCTATATTTTCATAAATTTTTGCATTTTTGAAAAATTTCTCTCCAACTAAAGATTGATTTTTCAATGCCCATTCTTTAAATGGTAAAAAATCATTGTAGTCACCAAAAGGATCCGCACCACCTGTGAGTTTTCTGTAATTTGCAATTACATCACCGGCCTCTGGGCTTATTCTAAACTTCCAAAATTCAAATTCTTTATCAGGTGACAATCCTTTTTCAAAAGAGTAATTGGTTTTGGAATTCATAAACTCTAGAGCATCTTGTGAAGAACTAAAACGAGATCTATAATTACTTGAAGTACTCATATAATCAGATTTCTGACCTACATGAGTCATTTCATGAAATGTTACAAAATCAATATTTTTTTTCTTCGTCAGCTCAGGATTTACAATAACCCAAGTAAAACCATCATCATCGGCCATTTTTACACCACCACTAACATTGTATTTTGGAAAATATCTATCAAGCATAGATTGATCATTTTTAAACTGTTTTTTTAAAAAATCTTCAAAAGATATGTTACTAACATTAAATTCTTTAAGATATTCTTCTTCAAATTGATCGTAAATCTTATCTTGATATGCCCTATTACCGTCATATCTTCTTGGACCTTTTCTTGAAATTGTAAATTTCACAGGTTCCCCATTTATGGTTACATTTTCAAATAACGGCTCGTCTAGTGACCTATCCCAACCCCATTCCATAACACCCCTTTCTTTAACGATTCTTTGTATGTTTTTTAATTCTGATTCATTTATTTTAACACCAGCAACTTGTTTTACTTCAAAATTTTCGGCAGCGGTAGTCAATCTATTAATTTGAAATTTAACATTTGTTAAATCATCAGACAATTTATTAACATCCAATAAAACATTTTCTATAAATTTTTTAACATCAGGATTAGTTGTTGATTTATTAATGTTTTGTAAACCATTACTTAATTTTTCAACACTTTCAGACGATAACCCTTCTACCCCATTTTTTACATAAGAAACAACATTATCCACATCAACGTCCGTCATTTTTGATTTAATCTCTCTTATCAAAGCGTTTGAACTTGATGCAAATTCAATTAAATTTGGGTATCTAACTTGATTGAATTGTGGGTATACACCCTTAACCAAAGTTTGTTTATTTTGAACCAAACTTTTCGCTAAATTTGTTAAATCAACAATTTTATTTGGGTCAAATAATTGATCAATACTTTGTATTTTTTCTGTCTGTGAAATGTTATCAGAAAATTTAGTCACAAACGCATCTAATATATCTTTTTCTCCTTTTGTTTTAGTTAAAATTTTCAATATTGACACTCTTTTAATTGGGTCTGAAGATTCAACAAATTGATTAATTAAATTAAGAAATTTATCACTGTTAAAGTCAGAAACTATTGTGAAATTTTTTGGGTTAAACGTTTCATCTACTTTTATATTTTTTGGATCTATTATCAGTTTTAATTTTTCTAAATCATCGGCCTTTGCCAAATCAAAATCTTTAAACCCTTCATCTTTTGGCGGATAACCAACGGGATCTATGATTCTAAAATCTGATCCATCATTTTTAATTAAAATGTTATTAGTATTTAAATCTCCATGACATAATCCATTATCATGTGCCTTTTCAATAGACAATTTTATGTCATCTGCCATTTTTTCAGAAATTTTATTACCCCCACCCAAGTAATCTTGTAAAGTTTTAGAATCAGTAAAATTCTCCATACTATACCCAACACCATTATCTAAATCAAGAGGTTTAATAAAATGAGGATCCACTTCATTTAATTCTAAGGATGCATAATATTCACTATCTATATCATCATAATTTTTACCAAACCTTTGTGGTACTGTTCTATCTTCTGCCTTTTTATAAATTGTTGTTGGTTCAACAAAATGTTTATTTATGTTTGGGTTTTCCTTTGTCCATGTTTTGAACATATTTGATAGGTTTTCAGATAAAGTTTCCTCAATACCGCTTTCAATAAAATAAGACTTCATTACCTTTTTAATGTTTTCAGCATACACATCAATTGTTTTATACGTATCAATAAATTTTTTTATTTGATCTTCAGTTTTAGATAACCAATCTGAATCAAATGATGACAAAGTACCATTCACTTCCGATGAATTTTTAAAAACATAGTCTGAATATTCTTGAGTTTTGCTAATGGCATCCCAATCAATGTTATCAATAATATTTGTTTTTATTGTTGATGCCTCTTGAAATGTTTTTTTACTTAAAAGGTCTGCATTATTAATTGTGTTTTTTACTGCTGTTTTATATGAATCAATATTATCTGAAGTTTTCTTTAGATTATCTAGATTTTTTTTGATTTGTGTAAGTCCTTCTAATTCTGCAGAGTTTAATATTTTTTTACCAGTGTTATCAACACCGGATTCTACTTTTTTTATTAGATCATCAACCTCATATTGAAATCTTGAATATCCAATTTCTTTATTGGCAAACTTTCTTGCCAAATCATCAATTTTTGAATTAATAACATCGCATAATGGGCAACCAGTACTTTCTTTAATGATTGTTGCATTTTTAACCCCCATTATTTTATGAATACGTGATATTTCTGAAATAAGTTCTTTTTTCATAAAAAACTATTGCTTAGTTATGTTTGGATCAAGTGATTTAATTAATTCTATCATTTTTTCTCTTTTTATTATATTTTCAAGTCCATTAATATTTGCCTTTTTTTGTTCTTCGGAAACTCCATCTAAATCTTCAATTGGTTTTTTGATCTTTCCTTGTTCTTCGCTAGACGGTCCTTTTGATTTAGATCCCTCAATTAAATCTACCGTCATTTTTTTCAAATCTTCTAATCCTTTAGAAGAAAAATCAAAGTTGTTATAATTTTTCATATCTTCAGGTACTTGATCTATAAATTTTATTAAAGACTCCACCAAACGATTGTCTATTGATTCTGTTTTTTCAATACTAATGTCTTCAATAACATCAGGTTCGGCACCAATATCCGATAAACCGGTTTTATTTATTTTTGTTTTTGTAAGGGTCTTGTTTTTTTCATCTTCAGTTTTATCTCTATAGTATGTTATCCCGGCATATTTTTTAAATTCTTTTACCAAGTCTTTTGTTGATTGGTCATAAACACCCCAATTATCTATTTCTTTAGCTAAAGATTTTTTATCCGCCCAATGTTTTAACACGCACTGAATTGAATAAATCGTTGGGTCAAACGCATCCATAATGTCTGTATAACCATTAACTCCAATTTTTTCTAATTCTTTTTTATAGATTGCTTTATTTGAACTTGAGAATTTTTCAGCCTCGTATTTTAGTATGTCTTCTTGTAGTTTTTTATTTTTTTTCATTTCATTAAAAACATTCAACTTTGAACATGGTGTTGATAGTTGCTGAAAGGCACCTAACGTTTTAACAAAGGCCACGGTTGCCTTCCATGGTTCACCATCTAAAATATCTCTTTCTTCTTCATCTAATGCAAAAACGCTTTTCTTTTTAAGTTCTTCAATTTCTTTTACCAATTCATTCATAGATTTTGTCATTGGCATTGTATTACAAATACCCATAAAATAAGCAATTGCGTCCCAAGTTAAAAATCCTCCAGCAACATTTACCCCAAAATTTCTTAAAAAAGAGATTGGTAACTTATCAGATTTAATCAAAAACATAATCACATCAAGTAAAACCTTACCTGATATTTTAAAAATGTTAAAGGCGATTTTTGCTGCGGAAACTGTTACTTTTTGTAATGCTTCTCCTGTAATTTTAGATGCTGCATATATTTTATTTGTTAACCAACCAGACTTTATTTTTTCGGCAATTTCTTTTAAGGCTTTAGACCATCTTGCAAGAGCCTTTCTTCCTGCATTATCTAATCTACCAAATCTTATTTTTTCAAATAATTCTTGACCTTCTTTCATTACTGATTTTAATGTATTATCATATCCGTTCCAAATTTGTTGGACTGCTGGCATTTCTTTAAAAATTTCCGAACCACCTATTATACCGAATGTTAATGCAAGCCCAAACCCATACGCGTCCCCTTTAACAGCATAAGCGGCGGCATCTACCATATCTAATGCGAATACAATTCTAGCAACTGTTCCCGTTGCAATGAATGCTCCTCCAAAAATAGCTAAAGGTATTGAAATTACAGGAACTATTTCATTTACAATATCTGCCCAATCAGTTACATCATCATATCTGAATTCTCTTCTTTGTTCGGTGTTTTTCATTAATTTAGATGGATTAATGTAAAAACTTTTTCCATTTGATTGATTCATTACATCAACATTAGGTGTTCCTGCCCTACATCCACATGACTTTTGTTTAGTTCCCGTTTCATACACCCAAAGACCACCCCTACCACTACACAACAATTCTGGATTTATATATTTTCTAACACCATCAATCGTTAATCCTATATATTTACAATATTTTGGAATATCCGTGCTCTGTCTATCAAGATCCTTATTCCAGTTTGTCATCGCATATCCAATTTGTTTTTTGGCTTGAATTTCTGCCGCTTGTACCTCTTTTATTTTATTTTCAATTTCTTTTGAAATGTTTGGTATTGAAGAGGTTTTATCGGTTGCTGGATTAATATTAACCCTTGTATTATCAGAAACAGTTGCCTGTGCTAATTTGGGATCTAAGGGGTCTAAATACCTATAATAATCCATTGATGATGCTTTATAGGTTTTACCGCCAAGACCACCAGTAAACATATTAATTTCTTCTTGAGTATATTTTCTAGGGTATGGAAAAACAGATGTATTTTCATTCCAACCATTATTTTTTCCACCCCAATATTGGGCATTACTATCTTGAACCCAAAGTTCTCCATTCCAATCACCCCATAAATCAGTACGAACCGCAGGCATTGGTGTAATACCATCCCACCCTGACGGATCTTCATAAAAATTTGGTAAATTTAACATTGCAATATCTTCATTTGTTATTGAATTTGCCATGTCAACGACTTTTTGTTCAGCTGCGGTCCATTTTTTTTCAACCATCCAAAGTTTATTTACCGCCATATATGCTTCTCTATATTCTAACCAAAGGTCTTGTGTTTGTTTGTTAAATGTACCACTTACTGCAGTGTTTAAATTACATGGAGAACTACAAAGTTTTGTAGTGTATAAACCGTATTTATTTGGAACTGATTTTTCTATTTCTTCTAAATACCATTGTTGGAAATTTTTAGCTTGTAATAATGTTGTTGGTATTTCTTGACCCAATAATTTTGCATTAACTTCAGGTTTTGGTACTCTCCATCCTGGATTTTCTTTGGTGTATCTTTTCCAGTATTTATCCCATAATTCTAAAAGTTTTGGTCCCCACATACCATCAATAGCTGCTGGTGGGTACCAAGCATCATAATTAGTACCAGGTACTCTTTTCCTTACACCATACACATAACATTTACTATTTGGTGTGGTACATAACATAGAGGTAAATAAATAATCCGGATTTGCATTCTCAGGATCTCCCTTACCCTCAACTTTATTCCAAATCCAACTTTGGAACTGCCATATTTCATTAGCACCTGCAATTGTTGGTTTTTCTTCTTCGGTAATCAAAGATTTTTGATTTTTTGAAGAGTACAAACCCCTAATATGTTTTTTTTCTTCTTCTGTAATTATTAAACCCTTCATAACACATATTTAAGGACCTGTGGAACCCATTGTTCTACCACTTTCCCATTTTGAATTATCTATTTTATTGGCCTTACCTCTTGCAACACCACTTTCCCATTTAGTTTTCATATCTAAAGTATTCGCTTTACCTCTTTTTGTTTGATAAGTGTCTGAATGTTTTTTTACAGTAGGGTAACCCCCACCTCCGGTTGATCCCGCACTAGATGATTCCTCACCCTCTTCTTTGATTTCTGACTCCTCAACATCTTCATTTTTTAACTCCATCAAAGACTTTATTCTGCGAATATCTTCAAATAATTTATCCATAATAATAAATACTTCAAGATTAAATAAAATAAAATAAACGTTTTAATTTATTATTTTTTGTTTTTAAGACTATATCGTAACCATTTGATTCTGCCCAATTTTTTATAATTAAAAAATCTATAATGTCTCCATTTTTATTTGGCAAATCTTTTATATTTGTTTTTACTGAAATTATCTTTAAATTTTGGGTTATTAGAATTTCTGCATGATATTTTTTTAAACCAAAAAACTTAGTTTTGGACAACATAAGTGTACCTGTAAATTTATCTAATAAAAAACCTACCATGAATATAAATATGGTATTTTTTTATTTAAAAATCACTTACATATTTGCAATTTTTTCAACTTTTGGTGCTGTCAATCTAGCAACCCCATTTGAGTGATTTTTTCTTGAGTCAATTGCCACTTTCCATAGTGAATCTCTATCTGTATTACCATTACTTATTTCGGACTCTAAAATATTTTTAAATTGATTATAAAATACTATCCCATTCCAACATGCGTACATAAAGTGTGTTGCCAATCTCTTATCTTCATCTACCAACCTTCTTAATTCAGAAGACATTTTACTATTTTTGTAGTCTTCGTAAAGTGGAATTGCCCATTCATAGACAAGTTCTCTTAGTTCATCTTCAACATCACCACCCATATAACCATGAGTCCATTTATCTTTATCGGCAGATTCGGGGGCATACCCACTATTTTCATCTACTATTTCCCAAAACTCATCCATCTGTGGCCCATTTTTTCTATCAATACCGAACATAGTTTCACCTGAGTTTAAAAGAGCGTCTCTCACTGTAGGGTCTTTTTGTTTATGTGCGTTGGCCATAAAATGTTCAGTTGCCGCATACCCACCCTCAATATTGTTAATAATATTATCTATTATATCCTCTAGATCGTACACGTCAGGTGTATAAACTTTCATTTCAATTTCTTCACCTGAAAGGAATTTAAATAAATCGTCATCATCAAAACTTTTTATTTTTAAATCCCATAATATTTCTTCTAAAGTATCGGTATCCGCAATACCATCGGGAGATATACCCTTAGTTTTTTGAAACTCCTCAACACATCTTTTAGTTTTTTCATCATATTTTCCATTTATTTCTAAAGACTCACTAAAAGATACCCCCAAAAATTTTAAAGATATTTGTATTATTTCAACATCACCCAAATACTTATCTTTCAATTCTGTATTGTAAACATTTTTAGATTTAACCATTTTTTCTAAATTAGAAAGAAACTCATATATAACATCAAAATCCGTTCTTTCGTCAATATCTAAATCATTAAAAATTACTTCTTTTTCTTCTTCATCCTCTTCTTCTCTTTCATTAAAATCAAAATATTGTTTAATTATCTCTACTAAATCAATAATTAAATTTTCACCAATATCTAATTTAACCGACCCAAAGATTTTATGATCACCAACAACGTTAATATTATTTTTTTGAAAAATCCTATAAAAAGAAACGGAGTTATCTTCTAATAATTCAATATTTTTAGTATCTAAGTTATTTTCTACTGAATCAATATAACCTTTTATTATGTGTATTTTGGCGTTAGGAAAGATTCTATCCAAATTATCTAATAACGTACCAACATCTATTCTATTATCAAAAAAATCTTCCGACCCTATTGACAAAAAAACGTCTTCAACCTGATCTTCTACATTTTCATAACTACTTAATTTATTATACAATAATTCATAATCCATATTTTCATCAATCAGTTCTGAATATTCATTATTAAAATTTGTACTCACTAATTTTGCAATATTATCACCAATTATTGCTACCGGTTCAATTTTATCTTTACCTTCAAAAAGATTTATTAGACTTCTAATTTTTTTAATTTCTGATAAAAAATTCATAATTTATTTAATTTCAACTTTAGGTATTTTTTTTGGATATACTACATAGTACTCATTTAAAAAAGATATGAGGTTATCCTCATTATCAAAATAATCGTAGTCATCTTCTTCCCATTCATCTTCTTCTAAAACATTTTCAAATATTCCAAAATCTTTTGTTTTGTCATAACCAAATTCTTCAAAAAAAGAATATTCAATAAAATCTTCTCTAACCATATCGTCCTCGTCACCCAACATTTTGAATTCAACATTTATTAAATTTTGGGTTTTATCAATATAATGAGAAATTATTTCAATAACTTCCATTAGTTATATTTTTTAAATCTTTTAAACATATCAATTGTTTTATTAACACTTTCCTCTATGTTACCTTTATCCTCACCTTCAATATAATCTTCAAAATCCACCATATCAAACTCAAAATCATTGTCTGAGTCTTCTCCATGATCCTCAAAACCCGTTTGATAACCACCACCATAAAAAGGATCTGCGGGTCCTTGTGAATCAAAATCATAAGCATTTTTTGTTTGGTTATAAACATCATAACCTAAATTTGGGTCTCCAGGTCCACTTGAATCAAACTCATATGCCGGTTCTATTTCATCATAATGTAAATTTTTTGCGGCAATTTCATTAATTCTGTGGTTTTTATATTGTGTTGGGTTATTCTTATTATCTAATGTAATACCTTGATTGTCTCTTGCATCGTTATATACCGTGATTGGGTACATATTACCACTTTGGCCCATAGTTGCATACCCATCGTATGGTTGACTATGTTTTTTAATAATGTCTTCTTTTTCTTTTGCGGTTAATCCTACAAATCCTCTCATAATTATAATTTTACTTTGTTTATATTTTTTTTAGTTATAAAAAATAAACTTTCCTTTAAAGTCTCATTTTCATAATAATCTTTATCGTATACCCATACATCATCTTCGGGTATTAATGTTAATTTGGAAATAAATTGATTATCTTCAGGATCATAAAACTCAACCCAATAACCCATACCAGAATCTGTTGGTCTAAATCTAGGTTGTCCGTTTATCCCAACAACAATTCCTTTTGAACCTATGGGGATTTCTTCCCCGTCCATATATATTAAAATGATTCTATCACCTTCTTTTAATTTGGGATTTGGTTCATTAAGATTTCTTTTTTCCATATAAATAAATATAATTATAATTGTAATAATAATTATATGGTCAAATTTTTAAAGTATTTGTTAGTTGAGGTTATGAACAAGTATGGTTCATTTATGTGGTTCGGCACTCATGTGTCAATGACCCAAACAGATTGGCACTGGATTCTTGAAACTTTTTTTTGTGTATTAGTTAACTTTTTAGTTATTTTTTCCGTATATTTGCAATACAAAGAAAAGGAAAATGAAAAATTACGAAAAACTGATAATACCTGAAGATTCTGCTTGGGATAGAAACGCTTTATGGAGAAGTTTACATTGGAGAATCAGAAACTTTCTTATAGGTTGTAAAAACATAATAAAATGGGCACCTACTTTATTTAAAGATAGAGATTGGGACCAATATCATATATACACAATACTTCAAAAGAAAATAGAATTTCAAAGAAAAGAGATTGTCTATGATAATCGTAGTACAAGAGTTTGGCAAGATAACCGAGACATGACAATAATTTTAAATTTACTTCAAAGAGTAAAAAATGGTTACTATGAAAGTGAACACACAGATTACTATGAAATGAAAGTTGAGACTATACCGGTTGAAGGTACAAGTTTAAAACAAATGAAATTTGAAGTTTTATCTGAAAGATATGATGAATATTTAAACAAGTACAAATCATCAGTTAGAAAAGTCTTAAAAGAAGAAGGTGAAATAGATAAAGAAACTCTTTGTATGTTAGTTGCAACACACAACCAAGAAAAGGCGAGAAAGTTATTATTTAATATGTTAAATGAAAAAATAGAAGGATGGTGGGATTAAAAGTATATAAAGTAAAAGATAAAGAAACGTTTAATCATTTAAATACGGTTTTATCTGGGTGGTGTTTTTTTAGACACGAAGGTGAAAATTATTTTATTAAAGCACCTTTTAATAAGACAATAGAAAATCTAATTGAAATGGGTATGATTAGTGAGGTTATCGGATAAGGGTTAAATGACCATGATCAAAAACTTTTCCATCATCACCAAAAATGTTGAATCTTAAAGTCCATATATATACACCGTCAGTACAATTTTTATTTTTATATGTACCATCCCATTTTCCGTTAGGGTCTTGTGATTCCCAAACTACATTACCCCACCTATTAAATATTCTGAACTCAAAACCATTAACATCAAACCCATCAATCATAATAGGACCAAACACTTGGTTATGTTCATTACCATCAGGTGTAAAACAATTAGGAACCCAATAAGTTACGCCAGGACACTCGGTAACAACCACTTGTAAAGTTTCTTCAACATAACAAGGACCGTTTTCTCTTTTCACAACGATATTATATGTTCCCTCATTACTATATGTGTATGTTAATTCATCTGTGTTATATACAATACCATTAACAGTCCATGACGTAGTCCCATCACCTGTTGATGTTGAGAAATAAGTAACGGTTTTAGTTTCTCCGGCACACAATTCAATAAGTTGTTGTGCCGAAGTAACTAAGGACATAAATAAAAATGATATGAAAAAAATAAATTTCATTTAGTTATGTTGGATAGGTGACAATGTCGGTGTCCCATAAACAGGAACAACAACTGAAGTAGAAAATGTACATCCGGCAGAGCCAACAGTATACGTTACAGTTGAAGTTGCGTTGGTACCATTCGTTACGTTATCAGGACAAAATTGATTACCCACAACTCCCGTTCCTGACCAAGTTCCACCTACAGGGGACCCAACTAAAGTCACACAAGGATCAGATTCACAAAATGGACCTAAAGCCGTGATTGTAGGTATAACCTGATAGATCAACACATTTAAGTTTACAGGGGTTGCAGGACAGTTTGCGGGTGCTGGTGATGAGTATGTAACAGACACACCATTTGGTATCAAACCAGGGGAGGCGGTTGACCAATTGACAGATATTGAATTAGTACCTTGACCTGCAGTAATAACTCCAGGAGCAGCAACTGTCCAAGTATAAGTACCCGAACCAACCGAAGGTATAGTATAGGTTGAAAGTGCGGTTGATTGATAACAAACCGTATCAGGGTTAACTGTTGATAATTGTGATAATGAAATACTTGAAATCATTGTCATTAAAATAAATAAAACCTTTTTCATAATAATTTAATTGTGTGTTATTGGTCCCAGTACAATTGGGACTGTGTTTATTGTTCCGTTAAATACTGTAAATGGTGTTGCAACATCACAACTTGTACTGGTATAACTACCCCACATACCATCTGAACCGGGAGTGACTTGTAATAATAAGTTTTGTGGTGTACATACATTTGCAACTGTTAGTGTTACACAAAATGTCCATAAACAAGAACCTGAATCACCAAAATCATTTCCTGGATTACCATCAACTGTTAAATCAAAAAAGTATCCAGGACCAACAGTAACTATTGGGGTGGTTGTAGATGTTACCGATGTATTCCAAACCCATTGTCCTCCTGTAGTATTTCCTCCACAATTTGCAGGTGCAGTTTGTGGAGCAACTGAAGCCCAACCTGGACCTAATGTTAAATCAAACCCCTCAATCCAATTGACCCCTGCCTGAGTATACCCATTCATAGTATAACACATGGTTACAACTTGACCAGGTAAATAAGTACCACCAACGGGAGGAGGTGTTAAAGTAAAAGATTGTACACCGTTACATTGACCAAATGTAATTGTAAAAATAAATAAAAATAAAATGGTAATTATAAATTTCATATATACAATAAATACGTTTAAAAAATAAATTAGTAGTGTTAAATATTGAATAGTTTAACATTTAACTATATGTAATTATTATATTGTATATTTATTTATATATTATGTCAATCAAATTATTAGATATACTTAAAAATCAAATTTCTGAGCAAGGTTTATACAGAAAAAATACTTTTTTACCAACAGGTGAAAAGACCGGAGATGTAATAGGTGCTGTAGAATTTGGAGATAAAGGAGAATTTGTTAGATATATTAGTCCAAGTGAGATTGGTAAGGGGTCTGCAAATCAAATAAATGTTAGTAAATTAAACCCATCGTACATAACGTTAGCATCCGTAAGAAGAGGTAATAAATATGGGTGGAGGGGGCCTATCGCTAGTTTATGTGCACAAGGAAAACCAAGATATTGTAATTGGCACTGGCACGCAGGAAGAGATTATGGTGCGCCTTTTGGCACACCAATGGCCATACTTAAATCAGGCAAAATGGGTAAAATAGGACCATTATGTTTTACTATAGAACATGACGACGGATCCAAAACTAAACATTGTCATTACAGTAAAGTTTTTTTTAATGAAGGGGACATAATACCTGCGGGATCCATTTTCCAAGAGGTAGGTAATACCCAACCATCAACAGGTCCCCACGAACATTTTGAATATTACCCACCAAACGCAACTGATAGACTTGAAGAAAAAAATGGAGTTAAAAAAACAGTTAAAGATACTGATCCGGCAGAAATTGATGACGAGTATATTGTTTTTATAAATCCAGGAATGGAAGATAATTTTAAAAAAAATATAGAGGACATTGGGTCAGGCGGTGGTTATAACAACTCAGGTGGAGGATCTTCAAATGTTAAAATATTTGATAGATTACCAATACCTGTACAAAATGCAATTAAAAAATTAAAAACGGACTGGGGTGTAGAAATTACTGAATTACATTTGGATCGTGAAATGAAACAAGAAGGTCAAACCAGAGACGATGCCGGCAGTGTTAATTCAGATGCGTTAGCAGCAATTAACCAATTAATAAATGATTGTAAAAAAGCAAACCCCTCAGTTAAATATCCTTATAACATAGTATCAGGTTATAGAAGTATTTCTACACCACCTGAAGATCAAGTCACCAATTTTGGTTCAAAGGCTAAAGTTAGGGGTATAGATGATACTCAAAAATGGAACTCATTACCAGGGTTTAGTCAACACCATACAGGAAAGGCTTTTGATATATTTAGTACAGACCCATCGTGGTGGGATACAAATCCTAAAGTAAAAAATTGGGTCGCAAACAAATGTGAAGATTATGGGTTTGAGGTGACTTATAAAACTCAAGGACCTCTTAGAGGTGCCGAACCGTGGCATTTATACTACATTGGTGGTCAAGAATATATTGAGGATGAAGAAAACGTATTTCCATCAAAAACGGTGGTTTTTGGTGGTACTGATTATGCAACGCCAGAATGGATGAAATCTCAATGGGTTGCTGCGGGTCTATCAGAAAAAGACGTTATATTTTTACCTTACACTTCTACAGATTTACCAAACATAAAGAAAAATAATCAAGTTAATAAAATATTAGGGTTTTCTGCCGGTGGTATTGATGTGTGGGATGAAATTATTTCAAATAGTAATCAATATTCATTTATAGGATTAATAGATCCATCTACTGAAGAAAATCATTATGAAAAATACAAAAACGGGGGATTACCCTCAAATGTCGCATCTTTATCAAATCACGCCAATTGGACAGGATATCCAAATACTAGAGATAGATTAAAATCTTTAGAAGAAAAGGGGATACTATCTAAGACTTCTTTGAGTCACGAAAAAATACCTTTAGAATTTTTTAAAAAATATAAAAATAGTTTAGATTAATTTTTTAGTATTAAATTTTTTATTTATATTTGTAATATGAATTACGAAGAAAAAAAACAAAATCAAATTAATGACGCTAAAAAACTAGTAAACAAATGGGAGTTAAAATTAAATTTTTCAGCTCACAGTTTGTTTTTCTTTATTTCAATGTTAGTCATTTGTACAGTTAACCTATCTTTAGGTACAATACCAATAATTATTTTTTCAGTAACATCTATTTTTTTCACTCAACAGACTATAAGATCTTACAATTATTTAAAATACCATAAGGTTAGTCTTAAATCATTAGAAATGATACACAATTTATTGGACAAAAAAAAGGTGGTTAAATAACCACCTTGACTATTTTAATATGTTAATTTTAGTCTCTTCCTCCACCAAATGTATGACCGCCCCTCATACCACCAACCATAGGGCTTACAACATTTTTATAAAATCCTGATTGATGGAATTTAGATGGTGTTGGTCTAAAAATCAATACAATTCTTCCTGTTCTTCCTTGTTTAACATCAACTTCACCATCGTAGTTATGTTCTTCTGCTTGTCTAATTACCGAATCAATTGAGTTATATAAATCTTCATCAGTTAATTCTAACTCTTCCATTAAGTCGTCTATTTTTCTAATTAGATCAGTTTTTCTTAACTCTAAATCTTTTCTATTTGGACCAAATAGACCTTCTTTCATTTCTTGTTCTTTTTTTACTTCGCTAACCATTCTTTTTATCATTCTGATAAGATCTGATTCCTTAATTAAAATTTCTTTTGCCATTTTTTTTTTATTTTAAAAATCTAAGTTTATATAATGTTGAATTAATTAATTCACATGCAGTATCTATTTGATTTTGTATGTATGAATCTTTACAACAACTTCTTAATTTCTCTATTTTAGAACATAAATCTTTTAAATATTTAATTGTTGATTCGGTAGATTTATATTCTGAAATTGGGTATGATTTATATCCCTTCAATATACCATATTTCCCTTGATATGATTCCACTAATCCGTCAATGATGTTTCCAATACCATCATAATACCCATTTAAAGCCATATGTTCTGGATATGATTCTGTTTGTAAATGTAGTGTATGTGACTGTGTTCTTGAATGTAATAACAATGAAATCATTTCAACATAATCACTATTAGAGGTTTTTTGTTCTACTATTAAACCGCCTCCATTTAAAAAATCTTTTTTTGTTATCATAGTAATAAATATATAGATACTTATAAATATGTTATTACATGAAGAAATTAATAGGATTAAAAATTTAATGAGTATTCAGGAAACTAAATCCATTAAAAATAATATATTCAAAAATTTTGATCTTTACCCATTTAAAAATTTATATCCACCATCAAATAACAGTACACAAACAAAAAAAGAAATTAATTTTTTAAAAAGTATAGACCTTAAAAAAAAATTTGTACAAGAAAAAGATAATATACCTCAAAACTTTATTAATTTTTTAAAAGAAAAAAATATAAAAGAAAATAAATTAATAAATAAGTTAATTTTTGACGTTAGAGAAATAATACTTGAGTTAAAAAATTTTTATAAAAGACCTAGACCTTTTAGAATTGATTCAAAATTATCGGATCCAATGCTTAAATCTATGGAAGGTTTCGCATACCCATCGGGTCATTCAACACAATCTAATTTACTTTATTTAGTTTTATCTTACAAATACCCAAAATTTAAATCTGAATTAAAAAAAATCAAAGATGATATCGTCTATTCAAGACAAATGGCTAAAGCACATTACCCATCAGATATAAAATTTGGTGAGAAGTTGGCAAAATCTCTATTTGATTATTTAAAAAAAGAAAATTTAATCGGTTAAATAAGGTATTACGTCTTCTTGAAAGAAATATTCTAATCTTTTATAATCTTTACCTATTTCGTCTTGTAATCTTTTTTCATTACTGTCGTCATATTCGCTAAAACTCTCTACATCACTATCTAAATAAAAATCTTGATCTAAAACAAAATCAATTTCAGTTATTTTATCATTTTTATCTGTTGCAATTAAACCTATCCACTCTTCTCCATGCCATTTTACGGTACCGTAATGTATGTTTTCGTGTTTTAATATATCCGAGTAATCATATTGAAATGTTAATTCACTATCATCACTCATATTTGTAGTGAATATTTCACCTATTTTGGCCTCAAAATCAGTGTTTTTAGGGGTAATTTCACCCATAAATTCACCTTTTTGACCCGAATTTAACCACTCTGAGTACCTATTTAGGGTCATTTTTTCGTCATTTTCAAGGTTTTCGTACCCAATTTTACCTAATTTATCTAAAATATCGTCAATTATTTCAATATTTTCAACCAATTTTTGGTATTGAGACTCAGTTATTACTATTTTCATACAAATAAATAGTCAAAATTGTTGGTTTTTACCTAAAAAAGTCGTATTTTAGCCTAAATGTTAGAAGAAAAACTAAAAAATATTCCAAAATCTAGTGGTTGTTACCTTTTTAAAGACAAAAAAGGTCAAATTATCTATGTTGGTAAGGCAAAATACCTTCCAAACAGGGTAAAATCATACTTTTCTCACAAAAATCATTCAGATAAGACCAAATTATTGGTAGAAAACGTCTCAGATGTTGATTTTTTGACCACTTTAGACGAAAATTCCGCACTTACACTTGAAAATGACCTAATTAAATCCCATAAACCTAAATTTAACATTAAATTAAAGGATGATCGGTCAAAAAAATGGTATTTAACCCTATCAAATGAGGTTTTTCCACGTTTAGAAGTTAAAAATGAGACAAATTTAGACTCAGATCCCCTAATTTGTGTTACAAGTAGTAATATTTGCTATGAAATGTATGATTTACTACATGATATATTCAATTTACGGTCATGTTCTTATGATATTACACCTGAAAATGTTGAAAATACTAAGTTTTCTACCTGTTTAGAGTCCCATATGGGTAGATGTGACGCTCCATGTGTTGGTAATATCAATAAATTTGCCTATAACTCCACCATTTCAGACCTAAAAGACGTAATTTCTTATAAAATTGATCAATATAGAGGTAAGTTATCCCGTTTGATGGGTAAATACAGTAAGAATATGGAGTTTGAGAAGGCAAATGACATCAAATTCAGGTTATATGCTCTAAATAAGTATGAAAAATGTGTAGAAACTACAAGAATTGGTGGTTATTTGGTACTTGCAGACGACTTTAAGACCACTTATGGGTTAAAAAACACCCCAATTGACATAGAAATGTATGATAACTCCCATACAGGAGGTGATTGCCAGGTATCTGCCTTAGTTAGATACACTAATGGTAAGAAAAACACCTCTGAATACCGTAAATTCAACATAAAAACAGTAGAAGGTCCTGATGACTATGCTTCTTTTGATGAAGTTTTACGTCGTAGGTTCCAAAGATTACTATCAGAGAAGAAAAAACTACCTGATATGGTTATAATTGATGGTGGTAAGGGTCAATTAGGGGTAGCAAAAAGGGTTTTTAACGAACTTTCTATACTTGATAGGGTAGATTTAGTCTCAATTAGTAAAAATTCGTCTCATAAGTCAGATATTTTACATTTTATTGACGGAAATACTGTAAAATTTGAAAATTCTAAGTTTTTTAACCTACTTGCAACCATTCAAGATGAGGTTCACAGGTTTGTTATCACATTTCACCGTAAAAAACGTAGTAAATCACTTACGAAGTAAGGTTGTTGAGTACTCTAATAGTATATCGTTGTTACCAATAGATGGTATTGTCGATAAAACTTGGTCTAAATGTTGATAAAGGTTCTCTGATTCCCAATATGTTTCTTGTTGAGGTAAAAATTCTTCGTAGTACTGTAAAATTACCTCATCAATCTCACATGGTTCACCATTTTTAGTGGCACTTATAGGTTTAGCAATATTTTCTAACCATATGTTTTCATAATTATACCCTTTTTTGTAACCAACTGACTCAATTTTTAGTTCATAACGCTTATAACCAATAAAAGGAGTCCCTGTTGTGAACTTTATTGTGCCAACTTTCTTAAATGACCTTTCAATTTCTTTAGTTTTCTCTAGATTAAAGTATAAATCACCTTGGTTGGTATCAAAATATACTTCTGATTTGGTTTTTACATCAACATATTTACTAAAATCAGTTAACATATCAGCAATCTCCCATTTAAATGGTAAATAATAATAAGAAACGTCATTTGAATTAGTTATTTCAAAACTAAAATAGTAAGTTTTGTTTGAATTTTTTACTTCTCCGTAATGTACACTAATTAATTTTACTAAAAGACCATAAATTTTAAATTCTTTACCAAATAAATCAATAAAAAGTTGTTTTGCTTGTGACTCTTCCACAGGATTGGTGTTTTAATCTAATTCTTTTACTAATTCTTCACACTCGGCAATAAACTCTTGAATAATTTTGTTATCATCTTTAACAATACCATCCATAAATCTATTATAAACTTTAGGTCCAAGACTTTCTAACATAAAAGTAAGATCACTTTCCATAGATCTATCATAACCACTTACAAATTCTTCTAAGATGTAACGAATTTTTGACCACAAAGACCTACCGTAGTTCATATTTTGAATTTCGTGTTTGTGAACGTCAGTAATACCCATTAAAACATCACCAACTTCTTTCTGACCAGGTAATGAAAATAAACTATCGTAGTATTCGGCACCTTTAACTAACTCATGCATTAATAATGGAAGATGTGGTGCTCTTACTTCTATAACAAACACACCTTTTTTTGATTTGTCAGGATAAACATCACAATATGCCATACGACCAGCTCCTGATGCTGCCATTCTTTCTAACATTTCGGTGTTTTCCCAATAAAATCTTGAAGCTCCTCTAACAAATCCGTCATAGTTTTGATATAAACTAGGATCAATTGCTTCAATTTTACTTTTCATCTTCTTGATGGCACCAAAACCGTCTAACCAAGCCTTACCTTGTGTCTTAGCGTTAATAAAATGTCTTTGTTTTATTCTTTCATCAAAGTCAGGATCAGTTTCTTTAGCCTTTTCTACTGAAGGTCTTGCGGGTGTTTGAGTTTTCATTCTACCACCAGCACTACCTAACTGAACATCCATTATAATTTTACCTTGATCCACTAATTTTTTAATATGTGGATACATTCCGTAAAATGATTCTAACGCAAGATTAACTAATTGTTGTTGTTTACCTGATTCCATTCTTGGTAAACCCATCATTAACATACCTACTTGATTACTACTAGGCGCAGGGTTAGTTGGGTCATCATATAAACGTTTACTCGCCTCTTTTGCCCCTTTTTTAAATTCATCAGGTAAGTAATCACTTACAGGTCTTTCATAAATCAACCTATTTCTTCGCATATTAACGTCTTTTACCTAAATATTTTTTTACTAAATCTCCTAAATCGCTATTTTCGTATTCTGAATCAACATCATCAACAAATGGTTCATTCATTTCTTCACGATCCATAGACCCTCTTCTACTCATACTTCTCATAGGTCTTGGTCTTCTTGGTTCGTCATCAATTTCTAATTCGTATTCAACCTCGTCTCTAGACCTTCTTGGTTCATCGTCAATTTCTAATTCGTATTCAACCTCATCACGGTCTTTTTTTTCAGCATATCCCTTTTTCATAATTAAATCATCTTCATATTCTCCTTGTGGGTGTGTATCGGGATCGGTATATGGTAATCTACTTGGGTCTCTATCTGGTCTTCCGGGTCTAGATGGTCTTTCCTCAACGCCCCTATCTGTGTCAGGTTTAACTTCAGGCTCCATTACATCAGGATCTGCCATTAAAATATCGTCTTCCATTTCAAAATCTTCTTCCATAGGATATTCTCCTTCTTCCATGTCATACATTTCTTCCATGTCATACATTTCTTCCATACCGTACTCTTCTTCAGTTGGTATATTTTGTTCAGATAATAGTTTACCTGGCTTGTATCCAAATAAAAATTTCATTTCATTTAACTCTTGTCTTAAATTTTTCATAATTGTTTTTTTTATAAATATATTATTAGTTTAATAAATTACTCATTCCTGAAATTGTTTCATCAAATGATGTAATTTTTTTAATAATTCGTACCGAATCTTTTATATAGTTTTTTGTTGGATCTTTGCTGGCTTCTAAAATGACAACAGTCGGGTATGTAAATACTTTTAGTGTTTCTGAAGCCACCACATATTTTTTTTCTTGACTCATGTCTACTTTGTAATACAGTTTGATCCAACCGCCTAATTTTTTATCTAAATCACCTAACTCAACAAAGTTTTTTAATAGACCATTACATTCTTGATTATCTGTACAGAAAAATAAAAATATTTTCTTTTTATTCTTAAAAGAATCTTCTAATGCTTTTTGAAAATCAATATCTTCAAAATCAATTTTTCTTACAACAGGAATTATTTTAGGTTCTAATTTTTTTATTTCTTGATCTAAAAATGTTTTTTTAAATTTAACTATTGTTGTTGCCACTATTTTACCGTTTTCATAAAAAACTTTTTTACATGTGATTGTTAATTTTTTAAGATCTTGTGTACCGATTATATTTAAAATATGTTTATATAACGTATCAAAACTAACAACCTTATTAGGGTACAAATCCAAGTAATCAAATAACGCGTCTTTTACCGCAACTTTTGATGCTTCTTGATACATTTTTCCTTGAACATTTTTTTTGAATGGTTCTCCTTTTATTATTTCTTCAGTATCTCCATCAATCATATATTCACCATAACCATAAAATTTATTATTATCCGATTCCTTTTTTTCGCATTTTTTTATTTTTTTTGGTTTCTTTTTCTTTTCTTCATCGTCTGGTTTTTTACCGTTTTTACTTTTAATATCAAAATCTACAGTATTGTCTTTATTCGGGGTTAATTTTACAACTCTATAATTTATTGAGTCATAAAAATCGTTTCCTTCAAATGAAATAAATAAATTATCAAAATCAGTAACATTATTAAAAACATAATTTCCATTATTGTTTGTTTTTGTTTTACCTAATAAAACCATATCCTCAATATCAAGACCATCTATTGGTTCATACGAATCATCTTGATTGTTACCATATAAACTTAATTCAATATTTTGCGCTCTAAAATAAGTAGGAACAACTTGAATTGTACCTACAATTCTAGTTTTATTCTCATCTTCATTTATTAGATTATACATAGACAAAATACTTCGTCTATCATTTTCTGATATGACAAATCTATTTTTCATTTTTTAAATTTAAGTCTTTTTATATTAGATATATTTTCATCTTCATGTGAACTATCATAAACTTCTCTATGTGTCATATCTCCTTCCCAATACATAGTATTATTGTCATTTTCAACTTGTTGTGTAACCATGTCTTTACTATCAAAATAAGAAAAAACCTCACGTTGCCAAGTTTCAATAGCAGTTTCATAAACCCTGACATCAGTGTCAACTACATATTTATTTAATTCAGGAACTTTAATACTTTCAGTTTCATAATTTGGATTTATTTTTACTAGTTGAACATAAAATGTGTAGTCCTCCCAATGTTTAGGATTAATTCCAATATATTTTAATGCGTCATCTATTACATCACACATACTATCATCAAACTCAGCATCATATTCTAAACCACTTTCTAACAGAGTTTCAATTATTAACCTTAAAGTTCTTTCATCATATTTTTTTGATAAATCCTCCATATATTATAAATACTTTAAACTTCTAATTGTTTATCCACTATATAATATTGATACCCAAAAGAGTAATAAAGAAAACTTCCTTTATTTTTTAATACCAAGTTTAATTTATCTTTTTCAGAAACTTTTAGTCCTATGATTTTTTTATTAGGGGGTAGTTTTCTACCTGTATGAACATTCAATGTTCCCTCAACAGGATCCAAAAAATACTTTAACTTTTTGATTAGGTCTTTTTTGTCACCAACAGTACCAATATCGTATTTTTTACAAAGTGATTTTATTTCAGGTAATCCTAAGTTATTTAAATTTTCCATAAAACAAAGATACAAAAAATTATTAAACAACCAATTTTTCTAATTCAGATTGATCAACTTTTTCTAAATCAATTGCCGCAGATTCTTGGTCGGCATATTCTTGTTTTAAATCAAGTTTTTGAATTATTTCAGGTGTCATAATATCTTTTAAACCTCCTGAATCTTTTTCTTGGAATAAAGAAATTTTCCATTTTTTAACAGGTCCTTTATCTTCAATTGCCGTGACTTGTAATTTAGGTTTTTTTGGTTCAAATTGTTCTGATAAAAATTTGTTATCTAAATATCGTTTTTCTAACATTAAATTAGTTTGGGCGATAACGTTGGATTTTCTACTTCTCATAATTTATAAATATTTTCATAAATAGTTTTACAATACGTCAAAATTTTTCTATAATTATAAAAAAAATTATTTTATGAAAAAAGTAGAAACAAACAGTACTGTGTCTGTTAATTACACAGGAAGATTAGAAGATGGTAGTATTTTTGATTCTTCTATGGTTGAAGGTAGGGAACCTTTAAAGGCAACGTTGGGTCAAGGTCAACTAATCAAAGGATTTGAAAGTGGTTTACATGATATGTCAATTGGTGATAAAAAAACTGTTGAGATCTTACCTGAAGATGCGTATGGAGATTATAATGATTACATGGTTCAAGAAGTTCCAAAAGAGCAAATGCCTGGTGAAGTTGAGGTAGGTATGGGATTACAAGCAGAAACTCAAATGGGTCCAATTAACTTTGTGGTTAAAGAAATAAAAGATGAGGTTGTTATTTTAGACGCAAATCATCCGTTAGCCGGAAAAAAATTAATTTTTGATTTAGAGGTTATTGATATTGAATAATAATTATTTAAGTCCCCCTCATATAATGTCGGGGACTTTATATATTAAAACATAATCAATATCATTTTCCCCATATTTTTCAAAGTTGTATTTTTTGTACAAATTCAAAGCAATCTGATTATTTTTTTTACAATTAAGATAAACATATTTTACGTTATATGTTTTTGTCATATTCAAAATATTTTCTAATAAAATTTTACTATAACCCATACCTCTATATGGTTCATAAATTTTAAAATCAGAAATGAAAAAACAATTACTTGGGTTTAGATACAATTCATTTTTTTCTGATAAAATCTCATAGGTATTTTTATTAATCTCAAAAGAATTATTAAAATTATATAGGTATGCTTCACCTATTTTTTTTTGATTGCTAATATATACATGTAACCAATCAATATTCAGATTTCCTATTTTATTAAAACTTATCATAATTTTAAATAAACCCCCACAGGTAGCGACACTTATGGGGGTTTTTATTGCCATAGCAATAATCGGTCCTAAGCCGTATCTTGAGTATTTTTTATTTCATCAAATAAATTGTCCGATATAATGATATTATCAAAAAATATTCTTACAAATTGGTCAGAAGTAAAATGTTTTAAAGTATCGCTTATACAACCATTTAAACTATGTGTAAAAGTATATTCTTCTTTGAAGAATACATTTGAGATCTTTTCTTTATCAAAGGTTTTACCTAAAATACTGTAAAATTTTTTGTATTGATCTTCAACATCAATAATTTCTACATACACTTTTACATTATCATACCACTCACCAACAGAAATCATTTGCCTAATTCCAGTAATGGCAAATTGATATTCAAAATTAAATGTCATACCTCTATTACCCATAAGTGTTGATGAGCACTCAAATGTTTGGTCAGATAAAAACCTATTAATTTTTTCTATTTCTTTTTCACTAAACATATAATGATAAATACCTAATAAAACACAACTGTATCAATTTTTGCCCCCAAGTATTTGGCGTAGTCCATCACTAAGGTTTTTAATTCAGTTGCATCCATTTTTAAAAAATCCTCATAATCAATATTTAATACACAATCAAATTTATTTTCTATATATTCATTTGGTATAATAATAATATTTTTTACTTCAGGATATTTTTCTTCTAAAGCAACAGTTAGAACTTTTTTGAGTTGTTCTTTCATTTAACTTTCAAACTATTATGATCTAATAAAAAATCATAAATTTCATCTTTTGTTTGAATGGTCATCAAGTCGTACTTTCTCATATATTCATCTCCCAAATGATTTGGTACATGAACAATTTCAATTTTATTTTCTTCATTTAAAACCATTATATTCATATGGTTTTTTCTTCTTCTAACTTTTCTCATATATTATTGTTGTTGTCTTTTAAAACTATTTGATATTGTTGTAAATAAAGCCAACATAGAACTTGCAACACTTACCCAAGCAGTAACCTTTTGGTCAGTAGTTCTTTTTTGTGGTTCGTTACTTGATGAGGTAGGTAAACCTTTTAATGAATTCAATTCGTTTTGTAAATTTTTAATTCTATCATCAAAAATCTTTTGTTGATACTTATCCATTTTTGGTTTTGACAAAATATCGTTGTATGTTTGATCTAATTGTTTTTGTATTGATTCTATTTTTGTCTTTTTTTCTTGTTCTATTTGTTGTGTTTTTAGTTCATCTTCTTTTCTTTTAAGAATTTCCGCCTTAACTAAGATTTCTTGTTTTTCTTGATCTGTAACTTCAGTTTTTGTTGGTGATTTTGATCTGCAACATTCGTCACTCATGGTACCATCAGAACAAAGACATCCAGTGTCTTCAGTTAAATATTTTTTATTATGTAGTTTTATAATTCTTTTTTTTTCTGATTCGGTGATTAATATTTTTCTCATAACTATATTTTTATATATAAATATATCTACCAAGTAAATTCGTCATATCTAACCATACGAATGTTTGATTCATAATCAGGTAATCTTTCATTACTGTGATATTGTCTAATACCTTCTTCTCTAAAGTAATATTCTTTTAAATTGAATTCTTCAAATACGCCATTATGGTCAAATTTAGCTCCACCCATATTAAAACAACTTGGGTGTGCCGCAAGTTTAAAATTTAAATATGGAACAATGTCAGGAATGTACGCATAAAAGGTTTGAAATAATTCAAATGAGGTTATAAGTTTAGACCCTTCCCCCACCTTTACTCTATAATTTGGATCAAAATTAAATGGGTTATATTCTTTATAAGGATTAACATTTAAAATAAAAATATCATAACCTTCTCTATATGGTATGATTCTAAAATCAATACCTTCATACATAAAAGACATGAAATCTTCTATCAATCTATGATAATATTGAAATGGATATTTTAAATTTGAAAAAGGTCTACTTACTTTTGGTAAATAATTTGGGTGAAAGGTATTACTACACATAATACCTTAATAATAAAAAAAAATTACATATGATCCAAATATCCAACATTAAAATGGTAACCTTCGGGAACCAAAAATGTTGTATCAAATTGAACTTCTTCTATTTTATATCTTTTGTTTTGTCCATACAAATCTTTCTCGCTGCCGCTATAAAAATATGTAAACGTTTTTTTCACATTATCTTTTCTTAAATCACGGGGAATATCAGTCGTCGGACTTATTTTAACATATCCTGATTTTTTAATATCGTTAAATGGGATCGCATCCATCAATTCAAATTTAAATAAGATTTTATCAACCTTAGTTGTTTCAGGTTCATCTGTTTCTGTTTCCACATTTGTATTATCTTTTATTGTAAAATAATACCTAACAAGATCATATTTTTTTCCGTCCTTTTCGTATTTTCCAATAACGGAATATTTGTATACGGTATCTTCACCCATATACGTTTTATCACCTTGTTCTTTTAAAATGGTAACCACAAGTTTTGTCAGATCAGATTCTGTTAATCTTATTATTTTTTTCATACTATAATTTATTTATTCTTCCTCTTCTTCAAAATACATATCCAAAATATCAGAAAATGTAAATCCCATCTCAGCAATTCCAAGTTTTTCAGGGATTTCATTATCAACATAGTCATATCCCTCCTCATCAATAAACCATTCATAGTCACCTCTATCTTGATATAGATATTTTATACCATCAAGTTCAAAAAGATACATAGGTCCGAAATAATTTAAAAACTGTCTGATCATTTCAGCACTAATGCCATCATCAAATGACATTGGAACATCATATGTGGAAGTTATTTGTTCAATGCGACCAGAAAAATCAAATCCAAAATTATCTCTCAAGAAGTTTTTTGCCTTACCATAAGATTCATTAACGTTTGGTAGATTTTGTGTCATATAATATTTCATTATACTTGACACCAACCTTTTAATTGATCTTTCAACACTTTTTGGTGTAATCTCACCTCCACTTTTTTCAACAAAATTAATTCCAGCACCAATAATGATACTACTAATATGTGGCATCATTTCTTCAATTTCAGAAACAATCTCTTCATCAAAATCTCTTTCATACGATTTTATTTTCATAAAGTCTTTAAAATATTGAATTGACATTAAAAAGAAATCACCCGCTTGAAACATATTAACAACACCAAGTTTTCTAATAAGAAGTAAGAACTTATTTATTTTTTTTAAATCTTCTTTTTTAAAATATTCAGAAAACTCACCAAACTTAATAATGTCGTCAAGATTTCTAAAATCCATTTCAGTTAAATGTTTTAATTGTGATTCGGTGATGATGATTTTCATATAAAGATAAATATAATATAAAACAAATATTTTAGGATCTCAAACCACTTTTTGGTGAGTACTTACTTTGTAAGTCCCATAACCTATTTCTAATACCATATAAATTATTTAATATCCCATTAACCTTATCCAAATCTGTTTTACATCCACTTTGTTTTTGGTTAATTATTTTTGTTATTTTTGTGGATAATGCTGTACCCATTTTAACACCATAACCAGAAGTTGTACCAACATCCAAACCTTCTTGTTTTAGTTTATTCCATAATTTATATACAGAATTAATACCAGCACTACCACCATAAAAATAAGTCCCAATCGCAGTTGCGGTACCATCACCAAATGTCCAATCTTTTGTTATGTTATGACCAATCGCAATTAAAAAATCTTGTATTTCACCAGCATTTGCATTTGGTTTTTTTATGTTAGTATAAATAGAACACCTTGAATTTATTTTATTTTTTTTGGTATTTGCAAGATTTAATAAATTTTCAACTTTACCCAATTCAACATTAACCTTTTTTAATGATTCAGAATCACCGCCAGATCCTGAAGATCCAAGATCAATATCAGGACCCCAACCCATTCCGGGACCTTCAGACGCACCGGCTTCAATAAACTCCAACCACCACTGTTCCTTGATAACTCGTTTAACTATATCTGTTAAATCTGATTCGGTTAGTCTAATAATGGTTTTCATATTAATATAAATATATTGGAAAACAAAAAACCCCACCTGTTGGGATGGGGTTACCAATTTTATTTTTAAAATTAACGAAATCTAATCGCTACAGCTACTCGGTTGAATTCTCCTGCCTTTAATGGGCTTGGAATATCTGTTTTTCCTATTGCCCAAATTCCAAAAACAGACATAGATTCAGGTATTTTTGCATTTATTTTGATTTTTGTATTATCTCCACTTACTTGTCTTTCAATGTTAGATATTAAACCGTCATCTTTATGTGCTTCTTCCAAAGATGTTACAGCAAAAGGTAACTCAAAACTAATTTCAATACCATCATACGCACTATAGTTATCTTTTTTTGCCAATGCCGATACCAAATATCCGTATGTTCTTAAATCAAATTCCAAATTTACAGTTGGGTCGTCTATTTTAGATTGCAAAATTTGATACGCATCCTCATCTTCATATAAAGTATTTGTTGGTTTTTCAATTTTACCTGAAGTTAAGTTTTTAATTGTCATATCAACAGATGATTGAATGTTTCTTCCACTACCAGGTTTATTGATCATTTCATTTCCTTCATCACCAAAAAGAGGTTCGTCTTTTTTGTATGGACTTGGTTTTCCTTTTACTATATCATTTTCCTTTGGTGGGGTTGGGTCATTTGGTTTATTAATCAAATCATCATATTGAGTTATATCCTGAAGTTTTTCATAATCGTAAGGATAATCTTGTTCAGATACAAGAGGTTTAATGATACCATGTTGGGCACCAAATAGTTGTTTCATTCTATTAATGTGTTCGTTTAAATTTTGCATAATATTATTTTATTTATAAATATATCAATATAAAGAATAAAGAGGGGGCTGGGGGTGATTCGGTGTGAAAAAAATTTTTAGAAAATATTACCTCATCCAAGAAGCTTTGTTTTTAAATTCACGATAGATTAAAGATTTCAATTTAGAATCAATGGCATCTTTAATTTTATTCATGTCCCCCAATGATACATCTTTATAATGATTGCAATAAACATTAACATATTCTTCATCAGAATAATCATCACAATCTATTGTATCAAAATTTTTAATTATTTTTTTAACATTATCTAATGCGTCCTGTAGTTGAATAGAATTAAACTCTTCTTTTAATACTTTCTTTATAGATTGTCTAAGGTTATATTCGTTAATTGATTTCATATAAAATAAATATGTGTATAAATAAAAAACCCCTCTTTAGTTGGAGGGGTTAATTAATCCAAATTTATAATTACCCCAACACCGTTCTGATCCATTAAGAGGGATGCTCGTTTAATATGAATTGGGGCTTCCAATATGTATATCCCACCAATTAAAGATAAGATACAACCAGCACCCAAAACATAACCCCCAAGACCATCATGATCTCCATTAGCATATAAAATAGAACTTACACCTAAAGCACCTCCGCCGATTGTTGATAATATCACTCCTCTATAATGATGTTTAACGTATATGTTAAATTCTTTCCCTGGTGTATTGATGCCACTTATATCCATATTTCTATATCCGTAATCTCTGTAATAACTTTCATTTCTTAATGAGTCATACATAATTCCTTTATCAGGAACTTTTGAATATTGTGAAAAAATTGATGTGGTAATTAAAAGTGAAAATAAAATTAGTAAGTGTTTCATAGTTTTGATTTTTTAATAATGATAGTTAAATACTCCATTTTTGTAAATTTTTTCCAGAAATTTTTTTTGTGATTTTACCCCTTTATAGTTTTACAGGAATTTTTGGGAAATAAAAAACCCCACCTGTTGGGATGGGGTTGATATAAAGTATTTTGAAAATTTATGCCAAATTATTTGGGACATCAAAATCACTATTCATACTGAAATCAGTTGCACATGGGTATCTTTGAGATAAAACATCAGATAAACCTTTACAAGTGAATTTACTAAACTTGTAGTCTTTTCGTTTTCCTTCTAATTTAATATAAAATGTTTTTGTGGAGCAATCGTAATTTAAATTTCCAAAATAGTCATTATTATTCTCGTCAAAAGATAACCCATCAGTATCACCATCGGTTATTGATTCTTTTAGTTTTATATCTATTCCGTCTCCTTGAGTACTAACCCCTTTAATAATCCCTTTTATAACTACACCACTCATTTCTATTGATTTAAAAGTTACCGTTTTACCATAAAGATCCGAATATACGTCTTTTTCGTCTTGTTCATTAATTACACGTCTAACAATACGTGCCAAATCAGACTCTGTTAATTTTATAATTCTTTTCATAATATTTTAATTTATATATAAATACCCCGATTTTCTGAAAAATTTTCCAGAAATATTTTTTAAGTATATACCCCCATATTTAGTTTTTTATAATATACACTTGATAAAGGGGATTGACCCCCCTTTTGACCCTGACAATGTGTCATATAAGAGGGAGGATACGGGGGAGGGGGGAGTACTAATTAAGGGGGAGGGGGTATGCCAAACTAGAGAGGGGGGTTATATAGTTATCCACACCCCACCCTTTGTCAGTATGTCATCTTAATAAGTTATATAAAATATATGGGGAAACATTTGGCCATGTCATTTATTATTTGTACCTTTGTATTGTCTATGGTAATTCCGACGACGGGTTCAAGAGGGGGACAACTTCTTGCAGAGGGTGGACTCCAATACGCTTTATAATATTATAAAGCATAAAAAAATTCCCCACCGTTAGATAGGAAAGTGACAATTTGTTTTGGTTGATCTCATCTTAATCTTTACGTATCACTTGGATTACTGATTAACTAATTTCTAACTGTGAGAAAAATAAGTTCTACTATAAATATACAATACTATTTAAAAAGTTAAATAGTTTTACTATATTAATTATA